CTTTGGCTTCAGTTTGTTGCTCATATTTCTTCATTCTTTCTTCAAGTTCTCGTTTTGCCCTGATAAAACAGGCTTCGGTAGTTTCTTCTGTGACTTTTACAATCTCTTTGCCGCGCCACCGGATAGTTATTTTTGTTTCCTTGCTATTTGTTTTGTAAATCATTTGCAAGTCATATTTTCTTTGCAGTGGTCGGTAAAAATCGTAAAAATCTTTCAAGGAATCCATTGTGAATTCCTTTCTTTTATTTTCTGTCGTGCCATGTTTGCCTTTTCACAAGTTGCATTCTTAACGTTCTTCTGATAGTGCATTTCGCAGACCTTATATCCGGGTTTTACCGGATTATCACAGAAAAAACATAGTCCTTGTTCATATCTGCCAGTTCTTTCAGGCATTTTAACTCGTGCTCTTCTCATTGTTTCTCTGCAAAATGTGCAAGTGGTATGCCCTGGGTCTGCTTTCCTTTTACGACAACGTGTGCATATGCCATTTTCCTTGTCTTTTTCGTATCGTGCTTTTCGCCATGCTTTTTGTCGCTCATTGTATTTTTCAACATCGGCAGCACGTATCTTTGACATGGCTTCGGCTGATTTTGCCCTGCACTCAACACAGCTTTTTTCGTCACCATATAGCAAGTTCTTGCCACATCTAGGACAAACACCAACCGCCTGTAATTTCTTGTAAAGTTCTCGGCCATATGCTGTGCGTTTGCTGTTACATGCCGTACACACCACACCTTCTCTATCAAGCGGTTTTCCACAAAGCACGCAAAGGTTACTGGCTTTTCGTTCCTCATACCTTTGTCTAGAATATTTGTCTTTTATCATTTTTCGCTAGGAGTAAAGCCGGCTTTAATTGTGCGCACAAACCTCTTACCTCCTATCTTTTCATCTGCTCGATACGTTCTTTAATTTCTTTTGGCATTGGAATACCTTTAATCGGCTTATTTTGGCTTTTATTATCTTCAAGCGATAATTTTATCGTCTGTTGATTTTTAGAGCCGATTTGAGCCGAATACGAGTTTCTATTGGCACTTTCAATCAATGCCTGTATATCCTTTGGCATTTTTTGATATTCCCTATCTCGACTAACAACTGTCCTGTAGGTTCTCATAAAGTTTGACTGCACTACATTTTCAATACTCTTGCTGTCCGTCAGCGCCCAGTTTCTAAGATTATCAGGACTCCCAACAGCCTTTTGTACAAGTGGTGGTAGCTTATTAAATTCTTCAACTGCACCATAGTAGCCATTTCGTAGTGCCCTGCTAACAAGGAACCACGCTTCCATTTCGTTAAGTTTCTGTGGGGATTGAACCTCATGCAGTTTGTTAATTAACTGTCCGATGCTCGGTGCAAAACCGCTTGTATCGGAAAAAACATATGCTTTAAGTGCGACTGATACTTGTTCATAAGCGCAGTTTTCCAACATCATATTCCACACATCTACTGTCTCCGATAAATTGCTTGGCTTGTAATTGGGGTAGCAATCACACATTATGCGGATAATCTTAACTGTCTCGTCTCTTGTCATTTCTCTACCTCATACATTGTCCCAATCAATAGTACCTTTGTTAGTCGAATGTGGCTCGTTGTCCTTTAGCGCAAACAGCCCTTGCCAGCAATGGTCTACTGACTGATTAAGAATCTTAACAGCCAAGTCGTTATCCCCCTTTGAAAGTCTCTCGATAGTGTTCATAGCTCGGTGTAATGCCATGTCGGTACATATTGGCTTCTTAATCTTCTTTCGCATTGTCAGATATTCCTGAAAAGCACTCTCCAGCATTTCATCATCAGGGTAGTAAACAGTTTTCTTTTTAGATATTGATAAATCAATATCTTTTTCTTTTATATCCTTATCTTTACTATCCTTAACTATACTATTCTTATCTATACTTACCTTACCTATACTATCCTGTGGCAGACAAGTGGCAACCACTTGGCAACCATCTGACAACCCATTGGCAACCACACGGCAACCATCATCAGAAAATGTGTATGCACCATTGGATTTTATCTTTAATTTTGCCAATTCTTCCTTAAAATTCGTTGGTGTATACCGGTCTTTTCTCAAAGCGTTTGCCATGCGCCAATGCTTAATTACAATCACACCATTATCAAACTGATAAATGTATCTTTTTTCCAATAATTGTTGTAAATCAGCCACACTTGCGTGAGCTTTGAACATGGAAACTGATACCTGATTGCAAAATCCGTCATCGTCAGCAGACATAGATAAATGCAAATATAAGGCTTGTGCACTTGATGATAAAGCCATAAAATTATCATCATCAGTGACTTTTTTAGTGAACATCCTTCGTTCTGCCATCTCGCTCCTCCTTGTGCAACTTCATATGACATTTTTTGCATAAAGTTATTCCATTTTTTAGGTCAAGCGCTAATTCAGGATATTTAGCAAAAGGCTTAATGTGGTGGGCTTCTAAGTTATTTTTGCAACCACATTTCATACACACTTTGTCTCTTTCAATTACCGCTTTTCTCCACTTCCTGTAGCTGTAACTATTGCGCTTCTTATGCGTTTCTCCAATTCCATTATTTTCATACCAATGAGTAATGCGAAAATGTTCATCATCAATCTTCAATAAGAATTTTTTTGACAATAATTCATTAATGCAAGCACGCTCACATTCAAGCGACCGACATACAGAATAGACATTATTCAAAATGCCTTTATCTTCCGCACACATACAAAGATGAAAATATAGTGCTTGTGTTGAAAGTGGCATATCGAGAAAAGCGTCACTTTCAGTTATTTTCTTAGCAAACATTCTACGTTCTGCCATTTTTAATCTCCTATTTTCTTCAAGTTTCGGTTGATGTATTTTAATCTTTTCCCTCAAACTTCTCACAAGATACATCAAGCAAGCAACCGCATTTTTCGGTTTTTGTCACTCCCCAATATGTCTTGTATCTGTAAGAGTTTTTGCATTTAAAGCAGAAATCCTTGCCACTATTCAGCTTGTAACTTGTCTTTTTATCTTCCAACTTTTTCCCGATACTCTCGTTTATCCTTTCAAGTTCCTTGACCTTTTCCTGCAATTCCTCAAAATCTTCAATAAGTTTATTGTATTTCTTCTTACTCAAAATCTTCATTCCGAATCACCCTTTCCATTCCTGTATTTTTCTATTGCTTTATCAACTCTATCTTTGCCCCAATCTGCACTACAATACCATTCAACAGCTCTGAAAACAGGACTTAACATTTCAAAGAGCGTTTCCACTCTTATTTTAGCTGATTTGATATATTCAACTAACCGCCTTGTATCTTTTGCCACATCTTCATATCCGTTTTGATTGAGATAATCAGACATTTCTTCCAATAATTCAATGTTGCTGTACTGCATGAGGTCGTCAATTTCTTTTGAGTATAAATAGTTCCAACTTCCACCGCTCATTCGTTCTCACCCGCTTTCAATAAATCCATAAATTTCTCATACTGTTTCTGCGATACCTTGTTGTGCTTCTTATCGTCTCTAATTTCGATTTTAAGGTGCTTTTCAGCAATAGAGGATAATTCCCTTGCTAACACCTTTTTGCCTTGCTGTATGCCGTCTCTGTAGCCTTTAGAGGGCTTAAATTCATTTATCTTTTCCTTGCCCTCTCCTTGACCGCCAGCCGTCTTGTTATATCTGCACTGATAACCTCTTTTTGTGTATTCCAAAATCCAATATTGCTCCATTTCGTCAAGCTTGTCTTTCGGATAGTACATAACATTCAATTTCCAACCATAAGGATTGTTTTCACTATAAAATCCTCTTTTCTTGATTGATAAATCTATGTGCTGATAGCCTGTCAAGTGTGATATACTACGCTCTAAGCAATCTACGCTTTGACCGATATAAAAGTACGATATTCCGTTTTCATCGGTTCTAGTGTAGAAATAAATGCCGCTCTTACGTTTCATATCAGGGCAAACATCTAAGATACGCTTTTCGTTCATTTTCTTGATTGCATATATCTTTCTGTAATTAGGTTGTGCCATTCTTATCACGCTCCAATAATACACATTCAGTTTCAAAGAGTTTTTCAGATATAACTGTTGAATTAACTCTGTTCTCAAATTCTTTGATAAAATCTCTGTATGCCTGTTTTCTAACTTCTTGGTCATGCTCGGTACAATCAAGCTCATCGAATGAGATATTGATTTTTCTGATAATACTGTAACTTGATTTATCAGAATTGATATTCATGTATCTTTCAGTGCATATTGGCATAATGCCATTTTTCTGTAGCAGTTCTGTAATCTGAAATACAAACGCTCTTACAACTGCAATATCTTTTTGCTCCGACATATCCTTTGCAATATTTGCAAATATTTTATTTGTATAATCCATTATTTTTCCTTTCTAGGACAGCCGTTATTGACTGCCCTGTAATCAACCGACTTTTTAGTAAAATGGTAATTCCTCGTCAATATCATCAGGAATTGACATAAAGCTATCATCGGGCTTTGGCTGTGGTTCTGCACTGCTGCCACTTGAATTTTTACTGTCGCAAAATTCCAACTTAGATATGTTGCAATCATTAGTGTAGACTGTGTTTCCGTCTTTATTCTTGTAACTGCCTGTAGTCCACTCACCGATAACCGCTATCTTTGAGCCTTTAAATACGTGCTTTTCTACTGTTTCAGCTATTTTGCCAAAAGCCACGCAGTTAATGAAATTCGCCTTATCGTCTTTCTTCTTAAAATTCTTGTCAACGGCAAGTGTAAATCTTGCTATTGCCATTGCATTTTCACCCTGTGTGTATCTAATGTCCGGGGTTCTAGTCAATCTGCCAATTAATGTTACAATGTTCATTATTTTTCTCCTGTCTGTTTAATTTCTAAAAAGGGCACTCATTAGGATTAGCAAGTAGCCACTCCTTGTTGCGCTCCGCAACATCTACATTTGCCCCACAAGCAACTTTTTTCATCTTCTCGATAAAACTATCTCTATCAGAATTTTCACTTGACAAATGGCACATTATGACGTTCTGCAAGCTGTCTGAATAATTCGCTTTAACAAAATCGCAAGCTGTGTCAATGGATAAGTGACCTTTGAAAACGTGATTAGCTTTACCTGTGTTATCCCTGTCGATTAAATCCTTGTCATAATTCACACCTAAGAGAATATGGTTTATGTCTTTAAATCTCCACTTGATTAAATTACAATCGGTTATATAAAGCATTCTCCCCATTTCCTTGTGAGTTATCAGAAAGCCATATATCGGGCAAGGTTCGCCATTTGCGTCTGTATGCGTCCAATTTCCGTCTATTGTTGTTAAATCAAAAGGTTTTACTGTGAATTCGCCTATATTCATTGACATATAATCAATCTTCAAATATGGTGCATAAATCGGTATTCCCATTAACTTAAAATCTTCAACCGATAATGAATGGTCTTTGTGCCCGTGCGAAATTACAGCTCCAACAACATTTGATATTTTCCAATCAATGCCCTTTTTAATAGTCTTTTCCGACACACCCAAATCAAGTAATAGGATTTCTCCTGTGTTGCTGATTAAGGCATATGAATTTCCACTAGAGCCTGTGGCTATTGTCCTCAAAAGCATTTGTATCACCTCATTTCCTTGCGGTTGGGTACTTTATACACAAAGCAATATAATGTCGTGTCATGTTTTGAATTTTAGTATTCTATGTTGTTCAAAGTTATATTGTTATGCGGTTTGCACCGCCTATAAAGTACCCAACCTATATTTTGTTTTTACTTAATGCCCTCTACATGGTATCTTCCATAACCACTACTTCTACCACTTCCAATACCATTACCAAATCCGGCAAGATTGATAATGTTTACAATCTGCTCAATAGAGAAAGCGTTTTCTGTGTACTGAATTGTGAATGTAGCACTCCAACCGCTAAATCTGTTAAGGTGTACTAATACCGGACTGCCTTTCTTTGGTGACATTAACTTTTCGTCAATGTGATGTTCTGCAAATCTAATAGGTACTAAATCACCTTTTGCAATAATGTTTACTCCGGCATTGAATTTTGTAGCGTATGTATCAATCTTATTTTGCACAACTGCCTGTCCGAATGACTTTTTAAGCCCAAAACCTGTAATGCAAGGTGCATTTTCTTTCAATGCCTGTGCAAGTCCTTCTTCTGAAAAATCAGTAGGTTTTCCGTTGTACCAATGCATTGAAGTGATGATTGCTTCCCACTGATTAGGCTTTGCTGTGTCCTTTGCCTTATCCTTACGCTTATCAATCAAATCCTTTGCATTTACATCATTCATTTTGTTGAGAATTAAATCTCCGTCACCTACGATAGTGATTTCTGCTGTTTTGATATTTAATGGTTTGATTTCTATTACTTCTGTTTTTGCCATGTCTTATAATTCCTTTCGTTTTAAGTTCTTACTGATAGCACTTTGTAAGCGATATGATGTTGTGTCATGTTCTATTTTGTACTTTCCAGTCCTGCTATTTGTTGTAAAATGCTAGGTGGTATCATACCGCCTATAAAATGCTATCAGCGTGTACCTATAATCAAGTGCTTAACAAGCAATATGAAATTGCGTTGTTTTGTACTTTTCTATGGTTTCGTTTTTTATTCTTTGATGTTCTATGGTGTACTTTAGTTTGTAATAATATTTTGTCCTTGACGATTTCATATCGCCAATTAAACACTCGAAAATAGGTTGTTTTGTTGTTTGCTTTTTTGATTCGTCCTGTTATTTTCTTTTTTGTGCTATATATTTATCTAAGTAGTGATTAAATCAATCTGCTCAAATACCTGTTCCAATTCAGAGAGCGTTTCATATTTCTTTCTAAAGCTCTCTAATTCCGATAACGCTCTTTTCAATAAATCCTCATATTCTGTTGTATTTGTCAAAAAGGTTCGTGTCGGCTGGTAAACTGTGTCAGATGTTCTACTCAACACCCTTACAGGTGGCTCATCTTCACTCTTTGGCTCTATATATAACATTCTGATAACATTGCCAGCCTGTATTGTTCGGTACTTCTCTGCTGCCACATCGTTATCCCATTCAAAGCACTTATGAAGTTCTGAATTTTCGTCTTTTGCTTTTTCAAGTACCGCTTGTGGTGTTATGTTTTCCAAATCAAGCATTTCTGTATAACACTTGTTTGCGTCTGCCTTAAAAATGTTATCTATTCTCCACTTAACCAAATCCGCCATACTCACACCTCGATTTCATCATCCTGTGGGAACTGAAAGTACTCTGTTGTAGCTTTCTGAAATTGTTCCTCGCTCAAAATACTCCGTACTTCTTCAAAACACTTTGAACCGGCTGTGCAATGATAAAACACATTATTTTCATACGCAATTCTAAGCATTTTCATAGCCTTATACGCTTTCTCTTTGGAAGAGTACTTGCCTAATACATATTTCTCTCCATTGTATAGTGCTATAACGCTCTCCATTGCGTGGCACACAACTACCTGCTCATAAGGCAAATCAACATTGCCATGCTGTGAAATTACTCTCATATCAGTTCTCCTCACTCTGCATGAATGGCGGTAGCTCCTCTGACTGCTTGTCGGCTGTGTCTGTTGTCGTGGCGCCAACTACATCTGCCTTATCTTCTATAAATTCAACAGTATTAGCATTTTCGGCAATTTCAGCCTGTGCAACTTGATATACCTCGTCCATTTCAACCTGTGCCTGTCGTGCCATTGGGTCATAGTTCTTAGGGTATTTCCTTGTTGCATTGTTACACATTTTTCTCTGTATCATGCTTTCCGGAGTATCAAGCCAAGCACCGCTTATAAAAGGTCTTGCAATCTCGCATTCAAGCATTTCATCTACTGTCTTGCACGCTCTTAAGGCATTAAGTATCTCGTCTTTCTTAGCCTTAATTTCTGCTTTCTGCTTTGGTGTGGCATCCCATTTATCCTTGCAAATACCAAACGTAACATTTAACAAGTTTTGCTTAACATGAGCTAAAAGATTTACCTTAACGCTATTTCTGTCTGCTGTTAGATAAGTAATAGTTCCGTCTAACAACTTAACAGGATATACAACTCTTACTGCTTTATCAGACAATCCTTTTTCTTCCCACTCCGGCTCTGTAACTGTAAGCCCTTTATGTTTAGGTGGAATATATACATCTCCCTCATGTATCACCCAATACGGATATACCTGTTTAACATCTTTTCCATAGTTGGCGAGCAAAGAGTCATAGCCTGTGCCCTCAATACCCATTTCAACCTGTTTCTGCCATACATCCTTGTTTGTCTGCGGGTCAACTCCCACCTTTACATTTCTTAACTGGAAGTAACACTCTCTTGGATATGCACTAGCATTTAACTTAAGGCTTGCGCAACGCTTAACAATGCCTCTTAAATTGCTTGTATCAAGGTTTCCCATATTAATCTTAGGGTCGCTCTTGACAAGGTTGAAAATGCTTGTCATGGCTTCCATAGCGCACTCTTTTGCGTAATCGTCCATATCCATTCCAACAGCCTTATAATCATTGATGATAAGTCCTGTCATTGTATTACTCCACTCACTTAATGAGGTGGTAAACGCTTTCTTTTCCGCAACTGCTGTATTCTCTGCCATAATTAATCCTCCTAAATCTCATTGAAAACCTGAACCGCAAACAGTTCATTAGGTGTCTGCTTGAATAAAACTCCGTCAGATATGACTGTATACATATATCCGTCATACTTAAGCTCTACAGTATGTTTCTTACCGCCCATGTAATAATTTCTTTTCTTAATACTCATGTTGAACCTCCTATAATCCAAGTAACTTTTTAATCACTTCTCTCATTCTCTCGGTTTCGCCACTCAACTGCTTCTCGCTTTTATCAGCAAGTCTAATCACTATTTTGTACTCTTCCTCTGAAACTGTCTCTTTAAGCGTACGTAAAACAGTAACCGCCTCTGCCATAACATGGCTTTTTATGCCTCTAAATGTAACTTCTCCGTCTTCTGCTTTAATCATTTCTATTCCTCCATATTTTCAATCACAAGCTCTTTGTCCTGTGTATGCTTCAACATAATCAATTGGTTATCAATCTGTGGTATTCTCCAATCGTCAACGCTCTCTGTATCATCAATAATAATTGGAAAATTAACGCTTGCCACTTTCTGAAAAGCTCGGCATATGTCAACTTCTGTCAGCATTCTTGCACCATGATTGAGATTTCTCGCGTACGCTTCACCATTGTAAACAAAATCGCAACACTCCTCGGCATCACCATTTAAGAGTGGTCTAAAAAGCTTTGCTGTAGCAAAATTCAGATACTTATTAACGTCAGCCTGTAAAAGCTCATTCTTCTTACGTGTAAACTCTTTCAGCAAATCAAGCTTTCTCTCCCAATCAGCTATTTCTTGATTGAGGTCTTTTCTCTTATCTTCAAGGTCGGCTATGCTATCATCTATACGCTTGTTATTCGCCACACCAAGCTCAATCTTTGTATCAACCGATGAAACTTGCCTTAACAGTTCGTTTTGCTCGTCTTTGAGCTTTCTGATAAGCTCTGATGTATCGTTTTCATCGGCAAGGGCTTTCTCTTTTTCCTCGATTTTGGCTTTAAGTGTCTGATACTCACTGTTGCCTGTCATATCAATATCAGTAGGTACCATTCCAAGCTCTTTAGCGATGCTATCACGTTCAAACTCGTTAGCAACAGTATCACGCTTTTCTGTCAGCTCCTTAAGTTCTGCTTCGAGGTCAGCTATCTCTTTTTCCCTATCCTCGATAACCTGTTTAAGCTCCTTGCTATCATTTGATAGTGCATTTCCTTTATCTTCAAGTGCCTTTAGGTTTCTTGTTTTTCGCTCGCCAAATTCAGCTCTCATGCTCTCTATCTTATCTTCCGGCAACTTCTGACCGCACATCGGGCAATTAATACTGCTCTCGTCAAAGGCAAGCTCTTTTGCTTTTCTCCAATCAGCACGTACCTTTTCTAAGCCCTCTGCACAAAGTCTAATCTCTCCTTCAGAGTTTTTAATGTTAGCCTTTTTAGCTCTTATCATTGACTCTGTTTTGTGAATTGAAGCATTGAAACCATCAATCTGTAACTGTAACTCCATGCGCTTTTTCTGATTGTCAGCATTGGCTTTTCTCTCCATGTCTGAAAGCTCAAATTTAAGGTTCATAATGTCCTCTGTGGCTTTCTGCTTGTCCTCTAAAATCTTATTGTAGTCGGACAGCTTATCTTCAATTTCCTTAAGCTGTGGCTCATAGGTTTTCTTTTGCAATTCAAGTTCTGCAAGGTCTGTATACTCATTGGTGGAATGAATTGTATCAATCCTTGTTGAGATTTCGTCTCTTTCCTTGACAAGTCCTTTTGAGCCATTCCTACCGCCTGTGCCGTTTAGCTTGCCACGGCATACTTTTTTGAGCTGGTCTACATCCCCATCGTCAAACATTGGCTTAAGTTCGGCAAACTGTGGAAACATATCGCAGATTTCTTCATCAGTACGTGTACCAAAATAGCTTGCAAGCGCTAATCTCTGCTCTGCCTGTGACTTGTTAAGCAATGTCATGGCATTTAAGCAAAATGGCAATACTCCAAGCTCTGCCATGTTGTCATTGATGTACTGATTGTAGTCAGCCATTTTGTATGGCACATCATTGATTGAGTAATCAGTAACACTGCCTGTAATCTCGCCTTTTTTGTTGCGCTTCTGTCTTGTAACCTTTTTCAGAGTCTTTGCTTTTCCGTCAATCTCAAAGGTAACAGCTCTTACAATGTCAACATCGTCAATCTCGACTCCATTTTCATCATGCGGTCTTATGCCTGTAATCTCTCTATCATTCTCATCGTGGCAATTCAGCACATCAAGAATAATTCTCTTAACTGTTGATTTGCCGACTTCATTCTGACCTGATAGCACAGTTTTCATTGAAAAATCTGTGTCTAATGTGTTTTTGCCGTAGAATTTACAAAAATTCTGCGCAAATACATGTGTAATCTTCATTGCGTTTCCTCTCTTTCTATTTGTTTATGGTTTTTAAAATCAAATTTCCGTGTAGGCTTGATTTTTTAACTACTCTTAAGTATGAGTCTGATTCCGATACGAAAAGCCACTCGCTCGCCACGTAATGAGCCTTATTGAGCAATAGCTTCTGCTCTCTTGTTAATGGCTTCAATCGGTATCTTGTATCACCCAGCCTAATCCTTCTTACATTGTCGCTCATTTAGCTTCTCCATTTCTTTATCTAATAACGCTTGAAAGTCAAATGATTTGTTTTTGTGCCGTTTAGCTCGATATAATTCTTGTAGGTAATCGTTAGCACTCTGACGTTTCAACTGGCTACCAATCGCAGTAGATGTCAAGATTTCCATTTCCGCTCCCTTCGTCATATACAATCCCTTGTATGCCTATTGGAGTATTGACTATTGTTCCATGTGGTAAATCGTCACTTGTAATTACAACGTATTCGTTTTCATCAACTACAAGCCCATATTCGTTTAGATGTCTGCCTGGAATATTTAGACCGCCTCCAGGTAACACTCTCTGTGAGTACCACGTATAAGTGTAATCACCATATCGGACTCGCCCTAGCTTCTTAAATCGGCTACAACTGTATTTCTTACGGCAAGTTGGAACTGTTGACTCTTCATAGGTCTGCTCAACTACAACCGGCTCATTCTGAACTACTGTTGGCTCAATCTTCCCTAGCATTACATCATTTAAATAGGAAGTAACACCGGCTGTCAGCTCAACTTTGCTATCTGCTTTCGTTGCTATTGGCTTTAAGGTCATAGTTCCAATTATTAAAGTCGATAATATCAATATCCTTTTTCTTCTCATGCGGTTCACCCTCCTCTATGAGACATATTGCAATCAGTATCAGCCAAAATACTGTTACGATTGCTCCAACGATAATACTCGCTGTCTTAATTCCGTATGCCACAGACAGTCCAAGGAAAAATACAAATGCCAATGCCCCGAAAATCGAATAGCCACAGCCGGTGTAAAACTTCTCTTTTAAAGTTCTTTTTCTCATACAATCACCTCACTATGCAAAGCTCTGTTGAGCGTTTGCGTCATGAATAAGCTCATCAAGATACTTAGGTACGACATAGCAATCAATGAACTCATGCACATCGTCTATATACTTTCTCTTGATACTCTTATAAGTAGATACGCAACCATACTCACGCTTTAACTGTGTCCATATATCAGAAAATGTCTTATGTCTGATACTGTTATCTCTGTATGCTTCGCTCTGCTTGCCACCAAGGATATTTACAACTCTGCGCTTAACATGCTGTTGTATCTCGTCAATATCGCAACTGTAAAGTGGTACATTTTCCTTAAGCTCGCTCACATCATCTTTGATGTCGTTTACTTTCTGCTCTAATTCTGTATAGCCCTGTGCCAACAACTGTATCTGACCGCCTGTTGTCTTTGGCATACCATAACTGCCTGTTTTTCTGATTGACGGAAGTACTTCTGCTGTTACCCACTTGCGAAACTTCTTAGCGTTGGGTTTATCGCTTCTTAAGATAACTGCATACAGACCGCTTTCTGTTATGAAATTTGTCTCTCCTTGACGCCCTAAGTCTAACTTAGTGCGTTCATCTTCATTCAATCTCTGCGCAACCATTGTTGGGTTACTCATTTCCAATGCCTTGCAAATATCAATTAAGCAAAACATAGGTTCATCATTTACTACTGCTGTTCGGACTTCTCCAAACTCTTCATTGTTGAAAATTTGTAAATCGTTCATGTTTTCTCCTTTCTGTGTTATAATCCTCTTATTCTAAATAAGAAAAGAGGTGTAAATATGGCTACTGAACAATGTGTGTCAGCTTATGCTACTGCTAAAATTTGTGGTTTTAACGGCTCATATAGTGATTTCAAAAAACTGTACGACCAATACTGTGATGAAATTATCAAAACATTGCCTAATGAAAAACCACAATTAGCAAAAGTCGAACCAGCTAACAATCCATTCCGTACCCTAAATTACTTCTAAAAGCTTTAATCACTGGGGAAATGGCGGTAAGTACTTTAATCGACAGTTCAATGTCGGTTTCTTCCGGGCGCTTATCGCCACTTTTGATTTCTCTGTAATCATCAACAATATCCATGGCGATATGCTGTGCGAATTCATCAATGCTGATATATCGTGAATCCTCTTTTTCAGCAATTACACTTTTTCCGTCCTTGTCTGTTATTGTGTATCTCTCTTTGCTCATTCAATTCACTTCCTTTCTATGGTATAATCTCCCTATCTGATGAAACACGAGAGCCAAAATGAACCTCATAGCCATCTTTAAATTTGATACTCTCGATACCGCCCACATATTTTTGATTTAACTGTAGTGTTCGCAAGTCTGTGGCAATATCAAACGCATTTAGGTCAATTGTTAGTACAGGGAACCCAGCTTTGTCTTGTTTCAATTCATAGCTTCTCACTCCGTCTATTTTGTGACCATCAATGCAGATTTCTGTAAAAATCTTTTCGCCCTCAACCTGTCTGATTTCGATTTTCGACATTTCTACTCCTTTCTCTCTAAAGTCTTTGGCTCTAAAAATTTATCCGCGCCAACTGATAACGCTCCGCAGATTAGCTCATACTCGTTGAAGTCTAATCTTCTGTTGCCATTGAGTGATAAATTCAGCTTCTGAACAGGAATACCTGTCTTGCTGGCAACAAAAGTCTGTGTAATGCCGTTATCCTCTAAGTAAGTTTTGATTTTCTGTCCTACGCACATATTCTTTTCTCCTTTCTGCTTTGTTTCGGTTTTACCGAACAACTGTATTATAGTTTCGGTTTATCCGAATGTCAAGAACTTTTTTCGGTTTATCCGAAATTTTTTTCTTGACTATCCGAAATTTTTATATTATTATCAATATTAGAAAGGAGGTATTCATATATGACTTTTGGTGAGAAAATAAAAACTGCAAGGATTTCTAAACACTACACTCAAAGGCAACTTGCAGAATTAATAAATGCAAAGCATAATTCAATTAGTGATTGGGAAAAAGATAAGTCCAAGCCTGACATGGACACAGTAGAATTGATATGTGGCGTGCTTGATTTAAGCCCCGGATATTTAATGGACAGTGTAAAGACATCTGTCCCAAGCTCCGAGCTATCGGACACATATACCGAGCTTATAGAGTTATACTCAAAGCTATCAGAAGACAGTCAGAAAGCTATAATGCAGATTTTGAGAAATTTAAAATAAGGGGGATTTATTATGTATGTAATACTTTTAGTTATTATGGTTGTGGGATTGATTGTTTTACTTGAAAAATTAGCAGATATAGATAGTAGTAATAGTAATGGAAATACCACGTATAATGAACAAGGACAGAAGTGTTGTCCATATTGTGGCTCGACACATTTCCAATATGCCGGTCAACAAATTTATGGTGTTCGTCCCGAAAAGACGAAAACTAGGTACACGGCAAATCTAAATCCGCTCCGACCTTTTACACTTGTTAATAAAAAAGAAAAGGTTGTGAAAAAGGCAAGAAGCGGATATGCCGTTGACGAGTTTATCTGTTTGAATTGTGGTAATCGTTTCAGATAATTCCTTTTGCAGAGGTAGGTTTTTCCTACCTCTATTTTTTATCCCCACCGCTTAATTGCCGACTTTATGAAGCCCAGCAAAAAGTCAAGTAGTTTTTCATTTTCAATGCTATTAATTAGTTTCTTTATCTCATCCTTATATTCCATACAGCACTACCTCCGATACATCAATTATAGAACATTTGTTCTTAAACGTCAATAAGGACGGCAGAAAAATCCACCGCCCTACCGAAACTTGAAGAGTTCTCTTTTTGAGAACATCATCACTGTAGCACTTTAAAGTGTTTTATTTTGTCGAAATATGCCGACTATACAACTTTTTGTGAAGTAATGTACTCATATTCCTCTTGCGTTATTTTACCGCTTGCCACTCTGTCGAGTAATTCTTCTTTGGTTGCTCTGTCACTCTCGTATAGCCTTTTAAGGCTTTCAACTAATATTCTCATATTAAAGTACCCCCTCATCCATTAACTGCCTTGTATAGTTGTCTATTGCTTCCTCATCGGAGTGTTCGTTAATCTCTTTTGCCTGTTCCATAGCAATAAGATACTGTGAGTATTCGTCCTGCGTCAGCTCACGCTCCTCGTACTCCCAATGCTTAGGCTTGTAAGTAAAATCGTCCTCACTCTCTGTCGCTCCAACCGATTTAATATTTTTTCGCTGATAAACGATATTCGGAGAAGATGTTGTGTCAATGTCAAGCGGTTTATCCGATTGCATACTTTCTACAAGTTTGTATTCTGTCATATTCAATACACCTTACCTTTCTGTAAATTTTGATAGTTGCAAGTTATTTATATGAAAGAGAGGTCCCGACGGACCACCACGTGGCGTCAATCACGTTGTCCTCGTTTATGCAGAACGCGCCACAAAAACGGCTGTTTCTCGAGTTGCCACCGAAAAGAGCACAGGCTATAATTGCAATATTAAACTGACAACTATCAGAATAATAAGTCGATGATGAGCCTGTGATTGATATTGGAAACATACCTAATGTCGTATATAGCATGTCCTTGATATATCCACCACTTGTACCACTAGGAGTTGAATTAGGTATCTCAATATATCCTGTTCCGTCAGTGTTGTAGTTAGTTGCACTGCTTCCATCCTTTGTTGATGGAGATAGTTTAACTTTTACTATTCCATTGGCAAGAATAAGTCCGACTGTTCTTCGCCACTGATTACCATAATAGTTCTCCATGCCGAACACTTTAACTCCGGCTTTTCCGGCATTTTCGCCCCAAAATAAGCCTTTGCTATCCATTGTACCGGTCTTAAGCAATATGTTTTCAGCACTGGCATTTTCGCTCATGCCTCGTCCGAATACATCTTGCGTATCGGTAGATTTCCCCATGATGATAAGCAAAATATTAATCAAGAGTCTGTCAACGTACTGCTCGATTTCATAGCCCGTGCCATTGGCTCTTGCATATGTCATTTCTTGACTGACTGATTTCGATTTAATAACTGTTTGACCACTTATTGAGCGTAGCTTATTGTTGCTGTCAAGTGAGCCATTATAAATTGGTGTATAAAAATGAGATTTTTCATTGCCGTTAATGTCAATAAAATTCAGATTTTTAAAATCTTTATCAGCTTGGTAGTTGGCAACATAAAGGCTTGCACTGTTTGGATTGCCTTTGTCGGGTTCAATTTTCCACCATATAATGTCTGTGCCATTGCCCCATTCCATCATAGCATTTCCATCGTAATCAATGCTTGCTACATCTGACGCACCGCCATCTATTTTTTAGTCAAGTCATTCTCGTTGAGGTAATAGTCAACCTGTCCATTCGTTTTAAGCATACATGGTCTTGGCATGAAAAAGGCATTCGCCCATGAGCCATAATCAAAAGTTCCACTTGTAAAATTCATCTTTGCCGGAGTCATGCCTACTGCGTCCGCTAAATATCTGACTCTTGTTTTTGGGTTACTATCCGCACCATTGATGTGAACACCATAAATAACTCTTCCCTCGCTTAATTTTGTACCAAGGGCTTTAATGCTCTCGACAATCGCTTGTCCTGTTGTGTCTGATATAATGTCTATTCCGCTCATATTAGTCCTCCTTACTTACGTTAAGCAGTCCGGTGCTTGTCACGGAAAAAGTAATACCTCTTCCGTTTGCTTTCTGCTCGACTAGTCCGGCTTGTTGTTCTGCTCTTTGTGCAGCTTCATTTGCAGCCTTTGTAGCTGCGTTTGCTTGACTTACCGCCGTATCAATCTTTCCTGAAACTTGTGCGATCTCGTTTGCTTTTTGTGAAGCGGATTGTGCTGATTTTTGAGCCTGTGAAGCAGAATCGCTTGCCGAGGTGGCTTTTTCTGTCGCAGTTTGCGCTGATTTTTGAGCCTGTGATACAGATTGAGCTATGTCGTCAAGATAACTTCGAATAAGTCTTTGAATTTCAACGTCAAAATCCTCAACAGTTCCCATTCGCTTAACTATTCCGGGCGCGAAACACATCCATATTTGCTGTTTTTTCGTATCGGAGTCAGTCGATACCGCCCATTCTCCGGCTTTCATTTTTGATGGGTCAAACTGTGCGTATGCCCCTCGTCTCATTTGAATTGCCATAAGCTACACCTCGCTTTCATCAATGCCTAATTTCTGACACAATCTTGAAAACTTATCTTCCAATTCATCTATGCGTTTTTGCATTTTATCAATCTTCTGCTCGTCTCCGGCAAGTCTTAAGATTAGGAATTGCTCATAGTTCATGCCATAGTACAGTGTATCATCATCCGATGTGACTTTATTCTTGAAAATCATATTAAGGTTTTCATCGGCATGTCCTTTATCTTTAAGGTTCTCGATTATATCCTGCGCCATTGCTCCAAAATATAATGGTTTGTCTGAATATCCTTGTCTATTAAGATTGTATTGAAATAAATCGGCCGAGCCTACTGCATCAATGTAATCTTGATTAATTGCTTTAATATTCTTTTTTAAGCGTTTGTCTGACGAACTCCATACCCAAGTAACATCAACTTGAAACCACAAAGCAGTATCATCCCAGTCACAATGGTATGTATGTCCTGTTGCATTGCCACACATTGCATATCCTCTATCGGTTTCTCTAAATTTATCAGAGCCTATCTCTTGAGCATACATTGTCTGTGCACCTATAGAGCCTGTGGCTCCGTAAAGTGTAATCAAATTCTCATCATTTTTGACAATTCGCAAGACTGCGCCATTCATCCAAAGTTCATAATTGTTTCCCGAATTGTCAGTGGCCGTTAAATCAATCGTTGAATTACTTAAATTTCCGTTCAGTGCAATACTTCCACCGGACATATTAAAATTTGAAGCGGTTACTTTTCCATCGTTGTCAACTGCAAACACTCCATTTCCAATATCAATTGTTCCGCCAACAATATTCTTGCCGGTGATTGTTGTTCCTGTGATGTCCTCAGCGTCAACTGAACCGGCCTTAACATCAAGTGCATTTACATAGCTTGTAGTCACTGTGTCTTTGGTTATCTGAGTGACTTTAGCAGTAGTGTCAGCCACATTATCCCAAGCAATTTTCACACTGCTATCAAGTATCAAGCCCCTATTGTCTAGGGTGACCAGTGTTTTACCTTTTGCATCCTTAACATACTGCACACCACTTACATTGTTTTCCCCGCCTAAAGTAAGTGTTCCGCCATACGCCCAGTCAAAATTAATGCCAATAGCTGACATAATATTGAAAACAGCGTTTCCGTCTTTATCAACTCCGGCATTCCACGTTTTACCATAGTCACTTGATACAGCCATGCCATTAGCCGTCATTTTCCACTGTATGTTGCTCGAATTAAGGTCGGCTTTATTATGCATAATGTAAATAATTGAGCCATCCTCTTGCACTTGTTCAGTCTTAAAGAGTCCGAGCGATTGAGACATTAGCTGTGTCAGCAATTGCATTTGCTTATCATATACACTTAGTTGTGCCTGCGCAACTTTCCTAGCTTGTACGACAGCCTTTGTCTCATTACTGAATTTATCAGCACTATTCCTTGAAGCATTTTCAGCGTCACACGAAATTTTAGTGCCACTTCCAACTGTAAATGTTCGGTTGGAAATAAAACAGCTATAGGTATTCTGCTTGCGGTCTGTCACAAGCGCCACATCTCCACTCTCAATCAGTGGGTTTGACAAGAGTGTAGCATCAAGAGGTCTGAACCTCATGCCTCCGATTTTTTTGAAGATATAGTTTGCAACTGTCTGTGCCTTTTCTGCCGAAATAAACGGATTATCAGAGATTGAGACTACATATCCCTCTTTTCCGGCAAGTGCATTAACATCTTTTGTCTTATCCTCTTTTGAGGTTACAGTGACCTTTACTCCAGTGATAACAACATCATCAGTCGCAACATTCAAATCTTTTTGCGTATAAATATTGTGGTAATTTCTCGCTTCTGTAAATGTTCCACCATCAACACTATCTCCGTCAGAATACTTAAATGTTCCACCATCAACACTATCTCCGTCAGAGTATGGTGTAGTTTTTGTGCTAAAAGTTCCGCCATCGTAGCCTCGGCTGTCAAACTGACTCATATCATACCAACCAATAAGCAATTCGCCATCGTGACCGCATTTGCCCCATAATCCGCTCAACTGTAAGATGTAAGCTATTACCTGTCCATACGTGAGTTTTTGATTATCGCTTGGTATCTCGTTAATCACGTAATCAGAGTTATCAAATCTTGCCATAGTAAAAGGTACATCACACTTAATACAAGCGTCTCTGACTACCTCATACGCTGTCGTAGGGTAGCTTAAATTGCTGTCATACTCACGATTGAAATTATTAATATTGTCAAGGCAAGTAAGCGTTATGAGTGAGCCATCATAACTTGTTTCGCTGACTCTATACTCACCGATTTTTAGTTTTTCACTTGTGCCATCAGAAAAGCTTTTTGAAACATATGCTGTTACGCTTGCCTTGTCAAAATCATACTTGCTGTAATCCTCGTAAATGTTATTCAGCTTAATTTTCAGTTTTCCGGCAATCAAAGCCCCGATTGTGAAAGTACCATTGCTTGATGTTGAGTCATTAACCTCGAAGCCATTCGCCCACAGCTCACTGTCACTAATAGGGACTTTTTCACCGTTTGCCGTAACTATGTCAGCAAAACAATTTACATTTATATCATTATCGAGCATTACTGCTCTTTGCCATTTAGCCGATACGTTAAGCATTAAATCACCGCCTTACTCTTCTATGAGGTTAAAGCTCAATGTCTCGTACCTCTTATTGTTGACAGTCCATATCTTGATAGGTGCGGTTCTGTCACCCACATAGAATGTACGTGTTTCATCAGTTCCGCTCATAGCGTCAGGATATGTTACTCTGATATATTCCGGATTCACCATTTGAAGTATCTTTGCTGTCCTAGCCTTGTCTGTACCATTCCACGACAATTTAATTTGTCGTTTCTGTGCTATTCTATTCTTGTGCATTTTGCCGTCTTGTGTACGTCCACTATCGCTTGCAGACACATCAATCAAGCCCCATTCAAAGCTTGACGGAGTAGGTAATTCCACTCCGTCTACTAACATCATTGCCATACTGTTACCTCGTAAAAAGACACCCACGCAAGGGTGAGTGTCTTAGCCAAATTCATTTGCTACAATATATCGTTGTCCGTGCTTTGCTTTACCTACCTGTGTCATGCGATAAAGTGTTTCGCTATCGCACTTAAACACATTTTCAATGACAGGTGGTGCAGAATTTCCACCGACATTAGAGTTCATCATTACTTGTGCCATGCCCTCCATGACAGCCTGCTTAATTCCCTCTGTAATCTGTTGATTATTTGCTACCACGTTTTTGCCGTTTGAGAATTTACCTATCATCTCATTATGGTTTGCTAAAAACATTCCGTCCTCGCCCTTTGGGAAACCGCCTTGACGATAATACCTAATAGATATTTTTGGCAAACTGAATTTTCCAAAATCTTCCCAACTTACTGACAGGTGAGGGATTTTAATTTTTGCCGTTATGCTCGGTAAACTAATTCCTCTCCAAACACTAGGTAGATTATTCATCTTCCTTTCTGTTCCACTCATGGAATTGTTTGTGTTTGCGAGTGACCTACTGGCTTTGGCTGCGAAATCTGAAAATGAGCTTTTGGCGCCATTTGTGCTTGAATTTGCTTTGTCTTGCATTTCCCCCATTTTTGCCTTGTTGCCATTAATGGAATTATTTATCGAGTCAAGGAAACCCAAAAGTCCATTTTTAAGCCTTGAAAAAGCACTTTGAGAATTTGTCGAGCTTGTACTTGACTTATTCTCCATCTCTCCCATTTTGCCTTTAGTTCCGTCTATGCCGGAGTTTATATTGCTAAATGCTTGTCCTAGCGCGTTTGCAAGTCCGTTAAACACACCCTTTGAATTGGTTGTGCTTGTACTTGACTTACTTTCAAGTTCCCCCATTTTATTTTTGGTGCCGTCTATTGCCGAATTTGTACCGCTTAGAGAGTTTTTTACACTATCACTTGCGGTTTTGTGAGACGAACTAATGTCGCTTGTATCGTCTTTTGTCTTTTTCCTGTATTCGTCAAGTTTGCGTCCGGCTCCCGAAATATGCTCGCTTGTCTTTCCTACGCTTTTTCCGACACCATTCTGCATATCCTGTACGGCTTGGTCTACTTCCTCTCCGTATTTCTTGACATCATCTTTCGTCACCTTTGCGCTTTCGCTTATAAGTGGTAATTCTACAAAAGGCAGTTTATTTAGCTTTGTGATAATTCCGTTGATGAAGTCCACTAGCCAGTTATTTACATCTGTTACAAGGTTTCCACCAAACTTTGCCAAATCTCCCGAAATATATGTCAATAAATCAGTCCACCAACTTGTATCACTTAGGTTTTTGAAAATATCGCCCCAGGTAACATCTGTTCCGGCTATCCAATTTCCCACTGCTAAACCTATGTTTGCGGCAGCAAGCACTATAGCCACAGATACAGATATTTGCCATGAAGCACCAAGTAATTTAGCTCCAAGTCCTGTCATTAAAGGTGAAACAATGGAATTAACATCAGTTCCTTTTGAGTCAAAAAACAGTGAAACACCATCTGCCGCAAGGACTAATCCGACTTTTGCAGAAACGCTTGATAGTTTTGACGATAATAGTGCGCCAACTTTTCCGTCTATTCCTGTTAATTTTGCAAGAGCAAAACCGGCTACAATCGTTGCGCTCAAAGGGTCTTCTTTAAACCAATTTGCAAGCCCTGTTATAATGCCCTCTGCAAGTCCATTAACAAGCTCGTGAACATCTTGGAAAACTCCTATCCAATCAATATTGGCAAAAAACGTACCAATTTGAGTACCGATTTCAGCCCAATTTGTACGTTCTACTGCTGTTGTTAGAGTTGTGAGTATTCCTTTAGCCCACGCTGATATAGTCTGCCCCAATAATGCAAAATCAAAATTCTCAAAAAATCCATTAATGCCGTTAGCAATCGACAAGCCAAAATTAGTCCAATCGAATGTTGTGCCGAATGAATTGAGAAAATGCAAAGCTGTGTTCAGTGAACCGGCTATTGTTGCGCCTAGGTCATAAAAGAGTCTTGGGCTGATTAAGCCGTTGAGGAAGTCTGCAAGTCCTTTTCCAAAATTGTCAGCTTTCTGATAAATCTTCTTCCAATCAATGCTCTCCATAGCACTCGCAAGAGCGTCACCGATGTACTTTCCGAGTGAGTAAAGGTCTTTGATTGATGATTTGTATTTTTCGAGCAATCCATCAGTCTTTTTCAGTGAGCTATCAACGCCACCGCCAGCTCCACCGCTACCTGGACCGCCACTGCCTGAACCGCCACCACTGCCACTATCGCTGTTATCGTCAAGTGCGTGTATCTCATCTATGCTAAGCAGTGTCTTTTTCAGTTTTTGTGCTTTCTTATTAGAGCTATCAGCGTTATCGCCAATGTCACCTACTCCGCCAGCTATGTCCTCCATGCCGTCAACAGTAGCACCGCCACCGCTTATCTCGATAGTCCAACCGAAGATTGCTCCGAGTGCGTCAGCTACAGTTTTTGTAAAACTGATAACCTTGAGCATTACTTTGCTTAAGGCTTGAACAAATGGTTTTAAAGCGTTGATTATTACGCTACCTATGATACTGCCCCATGCTTGGAACTCTTGCTTAAGGACTCTTACACTATTCGCCCATGTCAATTTGTTATCGTAAAGGCTTTTTATCCTCTACTTCTTATAGTTTCCTATAAGTTCAGCGTACATTTTCAACCACAAAAATAAGACGCATTTCTACGTCTTATGGTTGTCGAGCACTCTTGGGAAGATTATATTTATTCACTTCCTACGCGTTACGGTGTCAATCAGCCTTTCGCTATCTGATTGATTACCTCGGTATTGACTTATTGATGTTTAAATCAACTTAGTTTTTCACCGATTTTGCTCGATTTTTCATCAGCACATTACTATGCTGCGCGACACATGAAACTAACGTTTCGTTTATCGGCTGTCTTGGCGAAGTCTCCTTGTGCAGCTTGCGTATTTGCCATGACATAGTTGTATCTTAGCAATACCTTTTCAGCTTGCGTCATTGACTTGATATTTGCGTCAAGTCCGTTTTTCATAGCCCACTCTGAAAGTGTGGCTTGCGTTAAATCAAGTCCGTATCTCCTTAATGGTGCGATTGTTCCTGTGAAAATGGATTGTAAGCTCTTTGCAACATCAGCTTGGTCTACATCGTAGAACGAAGCCATATCGCCCGCTAATCTTGTAAGATTAAGCGACATATCAGCCATACTGTCTGTAGTCTTGTATAGCGTGTTATTTTGACTCATAAGAGCTTTATTTGCCACTGCCGTACCATTTGCCACTTGCTCTGACGAAATACCTATAGAAGTACCTAGTGCTTGGAAACGGCTTGATATTTGTTTGACTGTCAGCTCTGACATTCCAAAGTCTTGAATTGATGTCTTTGTGAAGTCATCAACCTTGCTTGCCATATCACCAAACGTGGTGTCTACTACGTTTTGAACCTCTGTTAATTGGCTTGCTAAATCAACTGCACTGCCTATTTTTCCTACAGCTCGCATAACCATCCAATAAGTTGCGTAAAACTTACCGATAGTTGAAGCCAAGCCCCTGAATCCACTCCTTGTACTCTTAATTGACTTACTCGTGTTCGAAAAGCCTGTTACAAGTGACCTACTAGCCGAACCGACTTTTGAGCCTTGCTGCGACAGATTAGCAAGTGCATTAGTCATTTGAATAATGTTGTTGCTGACTCTCGGTGCGCTAGATAATGTTGTCATTACCTCTTTCAAGGCGTTGCCAAGGTTTCTGATGTTCTCCGCAGCATACCCAGCTGATTTTGAACCGAGCTTTGAGATTGAAGCCGTTAGCTGTGTAATCTCTGCTGATTGCTTTGAGATACTCGCAAAGCCCGACAATTCTGTTGCCATGCTTTTTAAGGCACTTGCCGAGCTGACAAGTCTTGCAGTATCAAGGTTGCCGAGTTTTTCCATGTTGGTTGCAATCTTGCTAAAGGTACGTGTGTCAATACTGCTCACGCTTCTAAGTGATGTTGCAAGTTGTGACATTCCACTCGCAAAATTGCTTATGCTTGCACCATTGAGGGAATTGAGAGTACTTCCAAGTCCTTGCAACTTACTTTGTAAATTGCCTATGGCTTTAGTCGCTTGTTGTGCATCCGACTTGATTTGAAGCTCAATGCTCTCTGCCATTTTCTCACCTCCCTGTATGTAATAAAAAAGAGAGCTACCCTAAAGTAGCTCTCATGTATTTAGTCTTTAAGCAGATAGTATGTTGTAATCAATCCAACATAGCCATCTTGCTTAAGTCCTCTATTCTTTTGAAATACCATGACACATTTAGTGAGATAATCCGTCCACTTGCCGTAATCGGTATCCAGTTTGTAAAAATGATACTTGTCATGTAGAGTTTTTCTCAGCCACTTAATGGCTGTCGGGCAGTTATGTCTCTGACCGCTCCACAAATTGTGATTTTTAGCAAATCTCTGTGAATTAACTCCAAATCCGCCATCTTCCTTAAGTTCGTCTGTGTCAAATCCGATGTTCATAGCATGTTGCCATTTTCTTACATCATCATTATCGAGGTAATACTCCTCATTGCCTTTCCAAGCGTTATTCTTTACCGGAGTTGCTATTGGTGCCGAACTATTCTCTATTCCATCACCCTTATCAAGCTCAATATAGAGTAAGTTAGCGTCAGTGCTGTTATTCAGACCGCTACAGGTAAATGCACTCGAATACTGCCAACCATACAGAGGATGTTGAATAACAGGCTTCTTTGCGCTGTTAGGCTCATCACCAATAGACATTCCCTTAGTGGATGGATAACGTGCAATCCAAAACGGACAGTTAATCTGATTTGCGTATGGTGCAATATACTGATTGTAAAAGCTAAGCCCTGTGTATACACCAAAGTTAAGACCGGCACTCTTGATAACACTTTGATATGTGTTGATAATATCAATAAGTGTCTGTCCGAGTCCTTGTTGGCATTTATCTTCAGCATCTAACCAAACGAAAGTTTTTCTTCCGTTAAGCGTCTGAATGACCTTGTTTGCGTCTGTCTTTGCTTTCTCTACTGTTGTAGCATATGAGTAGTTATAAACACCTTGTATCGGCATTCCTACATCGGTACAGCCTTTCCAATTTTGCTCAAAGGTTTTGTCCGGATTCAAGTCCTTTCTGATGATTTTCAAGATAGCGAACTGTACACCAGCCCACTTAACCTTGCTCCAATCAATATTTCCTTGATATGACGATACGTCAATTCCTTTATATGCCATTTTCTCACCTCATTAATCAGGACTTTCAGGTAGTCCCGACTGTCTTAATGCGTTAATTCGTTGCTTCATTTCATAAACGGCAATTTCTTCATTAGACTCCTTGTATTTAGGCTCGTTATCTTTTGAGTATTGCTCGCTTAATGATTTTTCAATGTATTTTGCTCTTGCTTTATTGCCATTTAAGGCTCTGTCAATAGCTGTAAGAGTTGCGCTTAATCCGTATGTGCCCCACCAAGCCCACATGTTGGAGTCGGCTTCTTTTTGCTCAAGCATATAAGCCTTTGAATAAGGCTCTAAATCAGCCGGACAAGACATATCTATGTCCTCAACGTTAAATCCATAGCCTTTAGTTACCAAAAGCCAATATGGGCGGATTTCGTTGCAATATACCTCCCATGTAAGCTCTTTTACTTCTTGATTGGTTTCTTCTTGGCTGTCTGTTCCTCTTTCGCCAACAGCTTCGATAAAAAACTGTTCTTCTCCAGCTCTGCCGTCAAATCATCGTAGAGCGACATTATATCTTTGCCCTCTTCATTCTCAGGGTCAAGGTAATCGTCAAGTAAATCATACATCTTTACCAATTGCTTCTCTTTCGCTTCTTTATCGTCAAGATCAAAGCCAAATTCGTCAGCGTGAAACTTTTGCAAGCCCACGAGCAAAAACTCCGGTAAAAAGCCGAGCATGTTGTCAATCGCTTCAAGCTCATCTCCCTGTTGTCCCATTCCTACAACTCTTGGGATAATTCTATTTTGATATACCGGTGCATATCCGAATTTAACTGTGTATTCTTTTCCGTTTAATTTAATTTTCATTTTATCTTTCCCTTTCTCCCTAATTTATATAGGGAAAGAGGCAGTTTTAACACTGCCTCGATTACCTTACTATATTGTTTCTTCAAGTTCGCTGTCAGCCGTGCTATCATCATAGCCAACCGCTACGGCTTTTTTCGATTGGCTCATGATTTTTTTTGTGAGTGTGATTCCCGTTGGATAGCCTTGGTCATCCTCTGTGACCGCAACATCGTAGTTATCCTCAATCCACTTAGGTACTGTCTGAACTGATACAGTCGCAGTTCCTGTTAAGTGGTCATCAGAAGCCTCACCTGGGGCGAATGACTCCTGTCCAATAAAAGCGCAGATACCCTCTGAACCTTTTCCATCTGTACCATAAAGAATGATAAAGTCGAGCTTCTTGCCCTCGTTAGTTACCATCTCATCCTTGTACTTCTTCTCAAAAGCTCCCTCAACTTCCATAGAACCGGCTGAACGTCTGCCCATTTCCTGTGTCTCTACTAAATCCTCAAGAGTTGAAGTATCTACCATGTTCTGTGAGCCGAATGGTGAGGGAATTGATTTTGCTCTAAGTAAGAGCTTGTAAGTTCCAGCCCAATAATCGCCACTTGTGGCGGATGCGGTTGGTGTCTTGTAAGCAATTCTACTTTTTAAACCTGTTGCCATTTGTATTACCTCCTAATTTTTCATAAAAAAATAAGAGCCAAAAGGCTCTTATAATCTATCGTTCCAGTCGAATGACCGCCTAGCACGTAATGTTGCTGTCCATAATTTGCCGTTTTTTCTAGCGAATGGGGCCGGTTTCAATGCGAATGACATAGCTTTGTATTCATCAGCCACTGTCTGCGCCACATTCAAAGCCTCTGAACGGCTTTTATTCGTTGTAACAGTTACTTGTGCCGTAAATAACACTGTATTTGTTCTTCTGCCCTCTAAATCCTCGTTCTGTTCAATAGGTTCGAGTGCTTGAACTAGCACTGTCGGGAAACTAGCTGCTGCACTGTCCGACTGTTCCTCTTGTGTGAATTTTAGCTTGGGATATTTAGTTTTCAATTTTTTCTCACATCGGGTTTTAACAATCGCATATGTGAGGTTTTCAAGGTCATAAACCCATTGATTTTGACTCGCCACTTTATCTCACCTCAACTAAAATTTTTCCGTGCTGTTTTCATAATTTCATTTTCCATTTTTAAAAATGCGTGATACATCGGCATTGTAGGTGTAATGCCGTATGAATGATGTAATTCTCCGCTTTCGTCTCTCCAATACCAACCCTCGCTGTCAAATGCGTGTGTCTGCCCCGGGAAAGTTCCTTGACCGCCTCTTGTGTCATTAAAGTGTGGCTTAGCTTTCCAACCCGAGCCGTATTCAGCCATAAGCAAAGGTGATACATCAACTGTTTTGAGTCCGTCCGCTGTTTGCCATGTGCTTTGTATCTGCCCTGTTTCCGTAGCAAGCACAATAGCTGTACAGCCGTCCGTTGTATCTTTAATTTCGTAACTAAACGTGATATAGTGTCCGAAATTGCCTGTATTTGCTCGTGCTACAGCAATGCCATTACTAGCAAGCTCTTCGACAAACGCTATACACTTGTCTTGTAAGCGGTCTTTGTATCTTTCAAGCTTGTCTATCGCATCTTGTATAGATTTTTCCGTCAGAGAAACGTCAATCTTCATAATTACACTTCTTTCACAACTGCTTTGAGCATGTATTTAACTGAATAGAGAGAGGGCTTGACTCCCACTATTGTAAAGTCTGCGGAAGTTGAATCAACTAATCCGTTGGCATCCTTTGTAGGCTCGCTATCAAGCCAAATAACGTCACCTTTTTTTAAAGGGTATTCTCCTCTGTCTGTCAGCAAAACAGCGTCAAAATCAGCCACATTAAAGCCATATTCCTTGTTCTGCGCTTCTCCTCCGTCAAATGATATATTTGCCCGAAAATTAACAGGCTCCGAAAAGCCTGTTTCTTCATGTGTGTAATATATTTTCTCTCCGTCCTCCGTCTCATAAAACTTTAGATTTCCGTCCTCGTCTTTTTCATAGACTGTGATTGTTTGACCTTGAAGCGCGTATTTCATGGCCTGTTTATTAATGTCAAGCATTTTTCTTTATCTGCTTGTAAATCTGATTAACACCGGTACTTGCCATGCCCGACACAATGCCAACTGCTATTGCATCAAGAATGTTGTCTGCCGGATAACCGGGAATTACAAACATTCCAACAATACCGAGTACTCCACCGGCTACACCTACGATAATAGGAATAACATTATCTTTAACCTGTGGTATCTGCTTTGAAGCATATCCGATTAAATAAGTAATTACCATAATAGCAACTACTGTAGGTACTTGTGTAAAGTCCATCAGTTTTTTCCTCCTTTACCTAAATGGATTTCCTCAATCTCATTTTTCATTTTTGTTACCATGCCATTACCACCGAGCGCGTGGTATGCGTCATACATCTCGCAAAAATTCTGATACGCATATGAGGGTATTTCGCCAAGCTTCATGTACTTGTCATGGTATTCGATAAGCTGTACTCGTAAAAGTAACATTGTACCTTTTCCGTTTGCTTGTCGTAGCTTCTTTTCCTCTTCAATACGCTCGTTTCTTTCTTTTGTGTCTATTGCTTTTTGTTTTTTCTGCTCTTGTAAAAGCCAAACAATATAACCCAAAAGCGCTGTCAGGACAATTGGCAAGGCAATAATGTATGTCTGATAGATTAAATTATTCATCTTACAGCCTTTCGTCTTTAGTAATTGGCACACCGCCCACCACCTCTTAATGTGTACCGCCTGCTACCACTTTACCGACATTAGTAAAATGGTAACGCACAATCTTCTTTTGCTTATAGTACTTTGACAAAAGGAAATACTCCGACAAACAGCTTATCTCTGTCTTTCCATGTACGGCTCACTCCACCCTCACTTAAAGCGCTCATGTAGTTCTCACCGGCTTGTGAATGGTCGTAGACAGCAAGATTGATAACGACATTCTCAAACTGCTTTAAATCAGCAGTTATATCATCATCAGTGAAAGTGTCAGGATAACACCTTTTTGCCTTTACATCTTCCGTGGCTTGCCTAATGAGCTGTTCAATGAGTGGGTTATCTTCCTTGTTGTCGAACACTACCACATCAGATGTTGTTTCATCATCATTCGTGACTGTATCAATATGAAATTGTTTGAGTCTGATTTTGACTTGCTCTAATGTGGTGTATTCCATGCCAAGCTCCTTATAATCCAAATTTTTCAATTAACAGTTTCTTTAGCTCTGCTCCTGTAAGTTCTTCTGCATTGTCTATACCTTGTTCTGCGGCAAAAGCCTGTAAATCAGATGTAGACATGCGATTAATGGTTGTCTTGCTATAATCAAAAGAAGCTCCGGAATTATTATTTTCCGGAACCTCTTCGCCAGCGTTATACCATTTACCATTATGAATCACTATATATGGATATTTCATAGTTGCACCCCCTACTCTTCGCTATGAACCTCATATACGAATGTGCTATCCATATTCTCGTATGATGGAAGAACAACCTCAGAAGCAAATGTTGACATCTTCATAGGTGGTCCGTACTCTGTCTTTGTAGCAACTGTGATACCTACACCATATACTGTTACATCTACATCGGCTACCTGTCTTGCAGTTCTTTCTTCCGGTGTAGTACCAAACCAAGTGCTACCGAGACTGCCTTCCGGAAGGAGTGTAACCTTGTTATCCGGGTAGAAGTACTGCTCCTTGCCATCATCATCAATGTACATCTTATCGTAAAGTACGGTAGTGAGCTTTGTTCTTTTCTGCACTATTGAAATAACAGTATCATCGTCAACATCAATAGTTGCTGTAAGGTTCTGTGCAAGGATTGAGTTTCTTATCTGTGCATTGTCAAGCAAATACTGAAATGTATTGCTGTTCATAAGCGCATATCTAGCAATCTTGCCTTGCTTCTGTAACTTCTTTCTTGCATTGTTAAGGTCTGTAAGTGGCTTTGAATTAGCTGTATCACTCCACATGCTTGTGCCCGTTAACTTTGCATAATGGTCTTTTGTATATGAGCCATCCTTATCGTAATCATAAGCGTACTGAACACCATCACTTACAATGGCAATTACTGGGTGGCCCGCGCTTGTGGCAAGAAGTGACATTCTCATACGCTCAGGTACAACCTCTGCGCCACTTACAAGGTTGTTAGTATCGTCATATACGCTTGATAAAGCACTTGCAAGGTAAGGGTCATCTGCTGATTGAATACGCTCGATTTCAAGCATTTCCTCTTCACCAACTGTCATTCCCTCACGGAAAAATGCCATCTGTGTTTTTTCCTTGCTTAATCCCTCTCTAGCTCTAATTGTTGGGATTGTGTCAAAGTTGGATGGTGCAAGTGATACTGGAAGCCCTTTATGTGTCTTAATCCAGCTTAAATCAAGCCCCTGTTTCTTTCTTTCCGGAAACCACTGTAAACCAAGATAAGGTATCTGATTACTAGCGTTTTCTGTTGCTGATAATGCGATAGACTTGCTGTCTAATACTTCATTAATTAACATCTGTTTACCTCCTGTTATTATTCAAATACAATCATTGGAAGAGCTGTCTTAACTGTTTCGTCATATGTAACGCCTGAGTGTGCTTCTGCTACCTTTGTGTTAAGATATGCTTTCTTAAGCAGTACTCCCTGTGGTCTGTCCTCTGTTACATCAAATCTCAAAATGCCGATTGTAGTTGCTGTATTGTCTACAACTCCTGTCTTTCCAATTGGTGTACCGGCTTTAACAATTTTCTTTCCGTTTGTGTCTTTATCTGTGACCGCAGAAAAATCAAGTGTTAAAGGAATTGCCTCATTAGGCTCTCTTTTGAGAATCTGTACGTCTCCCGCGTATGAAGTCTTTTCATACTGCATATTCATTTCCTTTGCCATTTTTTACCTCCTGTTATTACTGAATGTAATGTGATAAAATGTTGTTGCTTTTAGGTGCATCAGATATAAGACTTTCTGCTATCTTTTCAGCATTTGTCTTATTTCCTGTATCACCATCGTTATTGTTACCGCCATTATTAGGATTAGGAGTACCTTTGAGTGCGTTTTTCTCATACTCCGCTATCGCATTGGCTTTCATATCGGAAATAATCTTGCCAAGTGATGTTGTGTCAAAAGAGCCATCCTCTTTTACTACTGTCTTTGCCTGTTCTGCAGTAATTCCAAAATCAGACATTGCACTCTCTCGTAAATCTCTGACAGCATTATCTTTCTGCAGCTTGGCTATTTGCTGATTGGCTGTATCTAAGGCTTTATTTGCCTTTTCAAGCTCTGACATGTTGCCAGCCTGTAGCTCATCAAGCTGTGTCTGTAGCTCGTCAGCTTTGCCGGCTTTAGCCTTGTACTGATTGGCTTTCTCTTTCTCTCTTGCCATTTCCTCACCGCTCTTGTTAAGCAGATTTGTTATCTGCTCATCCGTTGCATCGGGAAAAAGCTTCAAAACATCATTTCTTGTCATTTCAATTACCTCCGTAACTCACGCTTTTGTTATCGCTGGTCGCACCAGCCGAGTTTTTCTGTTGTTTAACGCACAACTGCAAATTTTTTGTATAATAAAAAGCAACCTATAAGTTTCCTTACAAGTTGCTCATTATTTGTAATATTTAAGACTGCATCTACACCCTGCTATTTCTTTTACCTCTGCGCCTAGCGAATGGTCTTTCGGAAACATCATCAGTGAATTTCCAACCTCAAACGGCTTAAAAATATCAATTCTCTTTCTGTCGACATTCGCATGTGTAGGTCTGACATGTGAATCTTCTTTTGAGCGCCACTCTTTTGTTTTGTAGCCCTGTTTCACCATTTCAGTTTGCAATCTGTAATTGCCGACTGCATTAGCTTCATTCGCAGCTACATTTTTCGCTCGCTTCTGTGAAGTAAAATACTCTACTTCAGTATTTTGTGTAGTAGCGTCAACCACCTCATTCACAATGTACCGGGCATAATCCGTAATATATGAGGGTGTTCTCTTTGCTTTGCAATACTGCGTGGCAATGCTCTCATATCTGATAATAAATTCTTTGGTGATAGTTGTTATCTCTGTTTCTTCCTTGCCGGATAACAAGGCAAATAACATAGCAAAGATTTTTTCAAACTTTTCAGCAAGTTTTTTTCTATCTTCCTTTTCCTCGTCAGATAAATCCATCTCACCAAAATATGTATCATAATCTATGTCTTGTATTTCATTTTTGTTAAGTGCGTGGATTTCGTCTGCCATATCAAGCTCCAAAATAAATTGACAGCCAATTATTCATCGGCTGTCTTATCATTGTTATTATTGTTAGGTGTAGTTGTTGTCGGCTGTTCTTCCGGGAATAGCATTTCCATCCGCTTAGCACTTTCAAGAGTAACTTGTTCAGGGTCGCTAAACATGTCAATCGTCTTAACAGCTCTCTTGTAATTGATGCCGCAGTTAAGCAGTATTTGAAGTACTTCTGCTTTAACAAGCATGTTGTCTAGCTTATTATGATTAATGTGTATCTCAACATCACTAGGCATAAGTGTAAAGCCTTTATTAATTCTCAGCCTGTTAAGAATAAGCCTAAGTGCCATTCTCTCTGATTTCTTAAGGATTGGCTCATTAATAGCTGTTCTAAGCCCGGCATCGTAATGTCCGTTTCTCAATTCTACGGCAGAACCGGTATCACCGCCTGTGTTGCCCTGACGATTTGCAAGACCTTGAATGCTCAAAAATCTTTCAAAAAGGTCAGTGAAAACCACTTGCCCCTCTGTCTGATTAAGCTCACTCGTCATTACATCAACATCAGCTTTATTATCAGAACCATTGTTAGATTTAACTACCAATGCTCCCTCTTGTCGCATTTTCCTGAATGTATCTATGTCAATCTCACAATTAACAAACTTCACCCATGCAGACACAAACTGCTCGACACCATTAATTCTGTCCGATGTCAGCACGTTAATAGCGTCTGTGATTGCAATAGTCATTTCAATGTCAGATAACCGCCTTGCATTATTTGGATATTCAATCACTGGAATTGCTCTGTTGCCGTTTATTCCGCTTGCATAAATCTTGTCGTTGCGAATATCGAACCACTCATTATCGGTGAACACATAATAAATATCTGCTCCGTTCTCGTCCTCTCCGATTTGACAAGAGAATGCCGGACGTCCGTTTGAATAGTACGCTACAAACGTATACATTGGATTTTCAGACGATAAAGAAAAATCACTCTCATCGAGTAACTGCCCTTGTCCATCGTCATTACCGATGAATCTGTAGCCGGTACCGCATATGCTTCTCCAACGATGTATGTCTATATCGCACTCCTGTTTGCTTTCTGAATCCATTGTGATGTTAAGCTGTGTGATTTCTTCCGACTTATGGTTATCAGTGCCACGCAACACATATTGGATTGGCTCGGCACACATCTCTGCGGTTTTGCGCTCAACAAGTTCATATGCAAGATTTACAGCAATCTTGTTATTGATTTCCGGACGATTTACCTTTTGCCGATACAAAATCGGTTGGTCACCACGATAGTATCTGTCAAGATACTCAATCTCAATAGCATTTTGCTCGTGAATCACAAGTGCTTTATTCAGTTCTTCGATTATGTTGTTTTTTGTGATTTGCCTTTTACGTGTAAAAATAACTTGTCTGCCGTAATTATTTTGGCAGACGGCTGAAAAAGGTCTTACATTTTTATGAGCATATCTATACATCAATAAAACCTCATGCCACTTGCAGAAGTCCTCTGCGGAACCTCTTTTATCTGAAATTCTTGTGTGTCAGCCCAAAACCATATCCATTTACGGCAGTGCGTACACATTACTTTGTGGTGTTTCTTGTCACTTTTATTTACCCACGTTAATAGCTTTCCGCAACGAGGGCACATTACACTTCGTTTTCCTGTTGGAACAATATTAATATTTTGATTATTCATGTCACCCTCGATTCACTAAAAATAGCACCCACAATCTGTGAGTGCTATTTCTTAAAGAGATTTTCGCAATGAACGAATTACATTTTTTCCATCTTACACGTTATCACATTCTAAGCGAACTGAACGAACAAACTTACATTTTCTTAAAAAATCTTTCAAACTCCATCCTTACGCTATCTGCCGTGGCTTTACCACCAAGCGCATATGCTGTCTGCAACCATGATTTATTTTCCAAAAATCTAAAATTGATTATTCTTCTCATTCTGCTATCATCAAGGCTTGCTATGAATTCCTCTACATCGTTTGTCTTTTCAAGTAAATCATCTTGTAAAAGCTGTAGCGTAGTCATTCTTGAGTACAATAATGTGCGCTTGCGCCCATATTCAGGGTACGGTACACCCTCGATTTTGAAGTGCTGTGTGCCACCCATGCCTCCTGACACAGTGTCAATCACGCTTTCTCCACTTTCTATCTTTTTAAGGTCATCTTGCAATTTAGCAATTTTCTTTCTAACCTCTTTGATTTCCTCTTGTAAGTCTGAATACTGTGATAAAACTTCCTTTGTCATTAATAAAGCCCTCCTCTGAACGGATTGTGTACTGCTTCAACCTTTGCTATCCGCTTTTCCCTAAAAATCATATCGCACAACTGTGCAGTAGAATCCACACCATCATCATGTTTCATTTTGCCCTCATATGTGCAAGAAAGAACGTTTTGAAAATATTTCTTGTATTCCTTAGTTTGTCTTTCAAGCTTTATGAAATGCAGTTTTCTTATATCCGGCGCATGATTTTTAATTCTGTCCATTTTTGCAGTTTTGTTATCTGCCGGGTCATGGCTTGTCAATATCGGGTAGCAATCTTTCTTCCATATTTTCTCGCACTCCAAACGATAAGCAGATGTTGTTTTTGTTTCCTCAAAATGTACCTCTGCTGTTTTATTCGGGAATTTATCTAAGTGGCTTTCCATTCTGCTTGTTACTTCGGGGATTGTTATATCCTTATCGCCATCGTTATACACAACATCTACGATATAGTATTCCTTTTCAATCTCATAGCAAATTGGCATTGATACAAAGTCTCCACCGCCATATGCCGGGTCGTTTGCCGAAAAAATTCTATCAGGTCTTATTCCCTCAATTTCTGCCGGGTCAAAAAAGTTCATGTTATCAATATTGAACATCTGACCTTTTCTTTCTATCGGATCTTGCTGATATTGGGCGAACCACGAAGCCATATCGTCATTATCTTCAAATGAAGCCATTCTGCGCTTATAATCTAATGTGGAATATCCTAATTTGTAGGGATAATCAAAATTGCTCTCATTGTTTTCATTGAGTGCCGGAATTATAACCTCTCTATGACGTATGTTTTTGTATTCAGGATTGTTTGCAAGTAATTCTAATCTGCGTCCTTGCACATCTTTCGGCGCCCATCTCGTGCCTATTCCTAGCAACTTTGCTTTGCCGGGCTTAATTCTCGGCATAAAGTTATTATCAAACTTTCCCCAAACTGTAGCCTGTCTATCCTCGCTCAATGCTTCATCAATACCACTAAATAAATCGTCATATACTCCTAAGCCATCACAGTCACACGCTCCATTCAGTGTTCCGTATATAGAGCGCATGGTAAATGTTGGGTATGTTTTTTTACGCAAGAAGTCTATCGTAAGGTCTTTTCCGTCTGTAATAGCTTTTTTCTCTACAATTTTAGGGTAAATATCTTTGTAGGTGTACGTTGGGTCATTTACCATTTCTAATGTTCCATCGTAAAATCCTCCGGTTATTTTGTCGGAATATGCCGAATATAGATTTGACCTCTCGGGTCTGTTTGAGCCAAACCACAAATTACCCATTTTAACGATTTGAGTCTTTCCGATACGTCCAGGGCAGAATACCATGCCCTCATCAAGTTTGTCATCGTACAAATCTTGAATGAGTTGTGCGACTTTGCTTAATGGTTTTCTTCTCGGCAAATAAAATCTTTCCCATGGTGGACGATTTTTTTCCATGTAAATCATAAAGCTCTCAAACTTATAGTGAGCTTCCATCAGGAATAAATCAAAATAGTGATTAACTAAGTCATATGGTGTAGTCTCATGCTTGAAATGGTAATAATCCAAATCCCAAATCGTACCGCCTGTTTTAGCCATGCAGAAGTCCTCTATGAGCTCTTTTGCCCTCTTAGTGAGTTGTAGTCCATACTCAATATCTTTCTCGCCGTTTATGGCTACACTGCAAGCGTCTACATAGGCATTAATTACTTGCTCGTCTTTTCCTTTGTTTTCTATGTAGTTTTCATATCCGTTTACTGTGGAAATAAGGCTCTGACTAGCCATAAGAAAAGCACCTCCACTTTTAAAAGCAAAGGTGCTTATAGACCTCTGCCTATAATTTTTCTAGGGTAGCGACTACAATCAATCTGTAGCCGGTAAAATTTTGTTAGAATGCTGGCATTGCTTCAATGCAAGTCGGATGTAATTTCTGTACAAGTACATTATAATCGTCAATTACATACCTTGCTGGAATTGTATATGCTTTAATACCATACCTTTGTGCTGTATCTCTTTCAATATAACAGCCATTCCAATCATACGCTTCATCAATTCCAACGAATACATCAGCCTGTGCCAGCTTCTTAAGGCTTTCTCCTAAATACCATACAGCTTCTTTGCTGTCTTTAGGTGGGTTATCCTCAATGTAGCTGTCGATAAGCTCTAATTCCTCGCCCTCGTATATTTCAGCAATCTTTTTCATCTTCTGAATACTTGCTTTGATCTCTTCCTCTGTTCTGCCTTTCATCGGCACACTCACAAATAATTTTTTCATAAAAATTCCTTTCTGCTGATAATCAGCAATTATTTATTTTAATTCATCTGCTGTAACTATATGTAAAATTCCATAATTGCCTTTATCAAAACTATCTCTTGCGTTTTCGTGGCATCTTGTGCGTAGTACATTTAATGCACTTTTAATATTGCTATTGCAAATAGCCTTAGCAATGTCAGAAAATGGTTGTGGGTTGTCTAGTCTTGAATTAGCTTCCGCTATAGAGCAATGCTTATATTGTATTATTGCGTCCATTGCAAAGTCTCTGTCCAAATTAACACCCAAAAATCTGTCCGTAACTGTATTCCATATAGCATATAGGTTATCTACATCATCTTGTAATGCGACTATTAACATATAATCTCACTCCTTGTTCAGTTCATCCGCATATCTTGTCATTTCAATCTGCGTTCCGTTTTCGTCTCTTGTACCGACAGTTACACATCTGTCACAGCCACCACTTGGTATATTGCCAAGTCTTATTTCCGTTTTATCATCCTCAAACTTGTAACATTTACGCATTTCTTCAATGCAGTTATTCATTTCTGTTATTTTCATATTCTCACTCCTTAAAGCAATCTCTCAACGCTTGCCTGTCTGCCTTGTTATCTGCCTTAATAACAGGTTCATCCTCTAAAGTGGAACAATCTATAGGCTCACCATTTCTACCGCCTATTTCGTGTGATTGCGCTTCTCTAAGTGCTTCACGCTCTATTGATTTAATTACTTCTGCCATGCTCATTACTCAAACGCTCCCTTAAATCCTTGCAACTATGTGTTCTTTTGCAAAATCTTTTTTAGCTTCATCGTAGATAACTGAACCATTTTTATCAGTTTTCAATCTATCAAATTCGCAAGTAACATTTATACCATCTTTGTTACTGCATTCTGCATGATAATCAATGACACATACTTTCTTCTGCCATTTTCCATTGGCATAAATCTTTGTGTAACCGCCAGCTCTTGTTTTAATGATTATTTTACTTCTTGATTTCTTCATTTCTCATAAACCTCTTGAACTCTTTCCTGCACTTAGGGCATAAATCGTATTGCGTATCATCTCTCCATATAGCCATTGGAAACACTTCCTTTGCTAAATCTTCGGCTGTACATATGCTTTTTTCGTGAAGAGGTTTTATCTCTCTCGTTTTGATATATGCATATTTTTCATCGTATCGTATTATCTCTTTTCCGCACCTATCGCAAGTGCGCCATTCTTTTTGATGTTTCATTCTTCCACCGCCTTTTAAGCCAACCCTAGCATACATAAAATATCAAATACTGATATTTCCTCCGCGCCCTCTCTTGTGTGCATAAGAATTTCTTTAAGTCTTTCATTTTCTGCATTGCTGTATTTATTTCTATCATACGCTTCTGAAAAACAATAATATTTGCAATATCCATAGCCTACACCAAGCATATTTCCGTGAACGCTCTTTCCGACAATATCGTAATATTTTGGTACTTTTAAAATATTGTGTTTTTCATCTAGGGTACATTCCTTTTTCTCTGCTTCTAGCTTTGATTGAAGATATTTCAGAAAGCTTCGTATATCCTGTTCTGATTTGGAAATATATAAAATAGTTTCGCTCATTCTTTCACCAACTTTCTACCGCAGATAGGGCAAAATTTTATATCTTCAATTTCAATTCCAGACATAAAAGGGTCACTACATCCGAAAAATAAATGAAATGCATTTTCAAATTCAACAATTTGTGTTTCATTTTTTTCGGGATAATATCCGCCTCTAAAAGCTCCTTGCTTGATTTTTTCCAATTTTCCTATTTTGTCACAAAATTCACACATGCTTCTCACTTCTCCTTTGCCTTAAACAGTGTGTCAGGAAATGGAATGCCTAAAAAATGCATATTTGCGTACTTCCTAAATGTCGGCACGCTCATGCCGGCTATCTTTGCTGCTTGTGCCTGTGAACATCTGCCATATGCATATTCCATCAATCCCTCTCGGAATGATTCAATATTTCGTGTCTTAACTCCCTTTGCCATATCTATACCTCCGTTTAGTACTCAATAATGCCTTGCGCCAACTGTAGCAGATAGTCGCTTTTAGCAAAATGTGTTATCGAGTAGTTAGTCTCTCTTCTATGTGTTCGTCTGAAATGCTCGTTAACCATTCTATCAAGCCCTGTAAGCCCTGTTTCGTCTGCTAGGTAAACATCTGTCCACTCAAAGTGATTATGCTCTGTATCGGTCACATTAGAAAGCGACAGACATACATTAGTCAGAGTCTTATCGGTCAAGATTGGGTGAACCTTGCAAAAATATGTTTCGTACAGGTTCATGTATCTGTGGAATGCGTTTTTGACTACTTCTCCGACTGTCTTGTTTTCAATGTTGTTGTCACAGATTTCAGAGAATCTATTGACCATATCATCTTTCTTTGCTTGCATATCCTTTCGGGTGACTCTTGCCGTCTGTTTCTCGGAAACAGATGTATGTACCTCTCCTATAGTTTCACTTATATTATCTTTTATATTATCTATATTATTATTATGAGTATCAACTTTTTGAACACCCTCGTTCAACTTTTTGAACACCCATTATATTTTTTTGAACAGGTGTTCAATTTTTTTGAACTCCGTTCAAGTTTTTCTTTTTCCTTTCGGATTTGCTTTCTTAATTTTATTTTTTTCAATTCCTCATTGTTGGGTTTTGTTGCACTGTAATTGCAAAACTTTACTCCATTGATAGTTTTCTCTGTCTTTTTAATGAAACCATCATCAGCTAATTTGTTAAGAAGATTAAAGGCTGTGGTTCTTGAACAATTTAGCCACTCTGCAACATAATTTAGACTTCCCTTAAATTCGCTCTCATCGTCTTGTGAAAAGCCATACACTAGTGCATAGGCAATTAATTCATTTCCTGTAAGCTCTAATTCCTTTACCATAAACCCTTGAATTACTATAAAATTTTCATTTTTAATTTTTGCCATTTTGTTTACCTCCTGTGAAAGATAACAGCACTCCACTTGTGCTTAACGTCTGTGAACAATTTAAAGCAACAAACAGGCAGTCACAGTTCTGCTTTTCGGTAGCTAACCTAGTTTGTTGTAAATAGTTGCACGGAGAGTCGAACTCCGTCAGACCAAACCATGCCAATGCATTTCAAATCTGCAAATTCTATTTTGCAAAGAGTTTTCTGTTTCCGATAATACAACTACTATCCATACATCTCCCATCGACCGGAACTATTGCAGTAGTATCCGACTAAGTGGAGATAAGAAATTGATGTGGTGTGGATTTGAACCACACATAGCAACCACTTGTACAACAGGTAACACCCTATACAGGTTCCTTTGCTGTCTTTTTAATTCAGCAACTTGTTCCTAACCGAAGTGTGGGTTGCCTTATGTTTAAGCGTTTACCCATTCCGCCACACATCAGCAAGGTGAAAGCCAGATTTGAACTGGCGGTCACAGATTTGCGGTCTGTTGCCTTTTACCACTTGGCTATTTCACCATATATAACAGCCGTAGCGTGACTGCTATATTGAAACTGCTTTTGTCGCTACCTTTGTACAGTCTCTACGGACTTTCTATACCGTTTACGGCGAGGCTATCATAGTCTGTCGTAAGTTAGCGCCGACATCGTGAATCGAACACGAACAACATTTCTGTTGGATAGCTTAGCAAGCTATTGGAATACCTTTATCCCATATCGGCAAGCGCCGTGGCAACACTGATTGTCACCACGAATAGCCTTTTGTACTTCAAGGCTATTCGTGGTGCTACTAACACTACTAAATCGGCAAGGTTGGGAATCGAACCCACGACAAATCAGCTAATAGCCGACTGCTCTACCACTGAGCTACATGCCGTTAATGAGGGTGAAGTCTAAGGAGTGGCAACACCCTCCGGAGATATAAATTTGTATGTGCTGTAGGAAAAGAGCTAACGAAACCTACAGCAAAGGACATGTGAGGGATTGCACCTCACCTAAGACTCATATGATTTGAGTTGCCCTAGTTTAACAATTAAAGGGAGTATATATGTCTACTCTGCCTGTTACAGATGTCTTTACGACAGGTTGGTTTTCACGCTCATGTATTGTGGGATTATACACGATTAAACCCTCACGAGCCTTGTGACGGCTCTTAACAGCTTTCCACTATGAGGGCGAAAGGAACTACTAAGTCCAATGTCGGGGAACCAAGTAAACCCCGAGCAGGGCATGTTGGATTTGAACCAACGTATGCAGCAGTCAAAGTGCTGTGCCTTACCGCTTGGCGAATGCCCTATATTTACTGCCACATGAATGCTATGGCGAGTATTTGACTGAGCATTATAGCAATGCCAAGAAATCTTGTGCCAACTGCCGCTTTTTCGTTTAATGTGGCGTTTGCCATTCCAAAAGCAATTAATGCTAGCCATACTGTTGTTGCGATTTTTAATACAAACATGATTTACACCTCAAAATCTAATTATCCTTAAAGCCCTCTATCAGCGATTCGGTTATGGTAGCCAAGGCTAGAAACACTACCGAGATAAGCAATCCGCGTTCGTCAGATAAGAGTACTGCACGAATTGTGTAAAGCATCATCAGCCACAGGAAAACATTTTTAATCAACACCGGAAGTTCCTTATCCACGAATTTTCCAAATACTTTCCATCTGCGCTTAGATTTAAGCTCGCGAGCCTTAATTATGTACCATGCAGCCTTACTCATATCCTCAACTACAGAGCCTTTATGTCCGGCACGATATTTATACTTGTATGCAGTAATCTCACACCATTTAGCCACATCCTTAAGTCCGTAAATGTCAATCATTTCATCAATGCACTCTTTACGATCAGGCAGATTGTAGTGGCTAGGGTGGTTTACCATTTCGGAATTAATTTTGTTAGACTCAAATCCTGTTAATTTCATCTCTGTTAGCTCCTTTACTGTTATATATATTATATATAACTAATATTTAATCATAGTTGTATGTATATATATTATTATTGTGTATGTTGTTTAATTAATATATAACTTATGTTATAATAATAAATACTGCTTGGCGCGGTTGAGGTATGAGTAAGAGCCTTTTTGTTTTGGCGGATATTTTGGGGGCTAAGTGGGGCAGTTTGTCGCTTTTCATATACACCCCCAGAGCACCAAATCCGTGCATTGCTCAGCTCTCAAACATCAAGCATTTTAAATTGTATCTATTGCATATACAATTTACTTACATGCTTTCAACTCTTCGCTAAACAACTGTTTTGTGCATAGTTGCAATAATTCGATAGTCCGCAAAGCCTTATAAATCAAGGAATTAGAATTGTGCCTATTGCATATACAATTACTTGACATTATCAACCATGTTATTATCCGATAACGCTTTAATATTCTGACTATTTACACCGCCTAATTGTGGCAATTCATTAGCCGTTAACGCTCTCGCTTGCTGTCTGCTATCGCTTGTGTATGGTGAAGCCCAGCCGTAACGCCTGTTGAGTATTGCAATTACTCCCACAGGATTCTTTGCTCCGGTCACGAGCTTATTGGACAAACTTTCTTCCTGATATTTTCTTAGTTTTTCCAAAATCTCCGATGCTATCGGGCTTAGCGTATTCTTACCCCAGTCATAAATAGTACTATCAGGAATACCAGTTAATGAACTAAATCCCAATATACTAACCTCTTTATCATACCTCATACACATATCATAGATATATATATCTAATACATACATTACTAATTCAAAATTATAACTATTAAAGTTACTCTCTTTATACATTCCATTATCTAATTTATAGTTCTCTCTAGATTTAAAATAATTAATATCAAATAACTTTTTTTGGATATAATACAAGGCACTATTCCAAACGCTTTGAGACTCTTTTTTTATATCCTCAATCTTATTTACTTCACAAAATTTATTTAGATAAAATAATAAATCGTTTTCATAAATCTCGATTTGTTCTGACATCGCAGCACATCCCCCAAAAAAGCCAAATAAAAAAGCCCGCACCACTTGGAGCAATTCCAAACGATACGAGCTAACCGGCATTCGCTTATTAATTAAATTTAAAATAATAATAATCAAATATACTTATTTTGTCAATACACTGATTATTGGATATATAACAATTAACTGTATTAATTAATATATACCACATCACACATATATATTAATTATATTATATAAAAAATAAAAAGCCGGTCACAAAAATCGACTTAAAAAAGCACTTGCCATTGTGTCAAACTGTGGTAAAATAAGAATGTCTTTACAGGCGGATGGGCTTGTAAAAGGTGCTGTTTACCAATTCCAGACAGCCACGGATTGAAAAAATAATATTTTAAATAATGCTTTTCGAGCATTAAAAAAGAGGGGATTTAATCCCCTCTTTTATCATTTTTACCGGCTCCATAACACTTATAAAATGCTTCTGTTAAAGCTCCAAGCTGCTCTGGTGTCAGCTCTTCTTTTAGCTCATCCGGCACCCACTTATAAGAGTTGTAGAAGCTGTCGGTACAAGTACCGATTTTACAAACCTCTTTAATTTTTTGCAACTTGTACATTTCTCCAAGTTCTTCCGTGGTTATATCTCCACTTTTAACTGCTTTTCTGCCCTCTGCAGTTAATATCTCCATAGCCTTGCTTTTTGCTATAGTTCCAATTCCTTTTATTTTCATACTTCGTTACACCCCCCTTATAATACTTTGATGTGGCATTTTTCAGGAATTTCCATAACATCCACATACTCACAGCCGAATAGCTTTTTTGCAGTCTCTTTATCGTATGCCGGGAAATTATCGCCCTGAACCATACCAAGGATTTCAAATCCGGCAAGTTTGCCACATTTATATGTTTTCTTAGCTATCAAAAAGTTTCTCATACTCTTTATACCTCCTTTTCTGACATGGTGCAAACATCTTTATAACTCTCCGGCTTACCACTAATTGCAGCATTGCCAGGATAAGCGTACATGCATGAGCTACACCAACCACCCAATTTGCAATTTTTGCTTGCTACGGAGCAAGCATTAAACTTATCTGTTTTGTCCTGATATTTCATTTTTCCCACCTCGTTTTTCTCCTTTCGGTGCTACCTCTTTAATCTATAATTATAATATCACGATTCTTTGCATTTGTCAACACTAATATTAGTGCTAAAAATATTTTATTTTTTCGTCATCCGTTGGGGCAATTTCTATTATATCGCTAGGCTGCAGCCGCAATATAATGCATATAGTATTCAATGTATCTAGTGTTATACTTTTACCATTCCTTATATTTGACATAGTAGCTTGGCTCAATATTTTCTCTTTTCTTATTCTAGTACTTGTGTAGCCTCTGTTAGATAGCTCTTTGAGCACATCAATTTTGTATTTAATCAATGTTTTTCAATCCTCTTTTCTATATTATATTTTCTTTCTCTTATGATACTTTAAAACGTTTTTAAAGTCAACTAATAAAAATATTTTATTTTCACCAATTTTAGTGTTGACATACACCGATATTAGTGCTATTATAATGTCAAGTTAATAAGCAATTGATTTTTTAAAGGCAAAATGATACACTATTAGTAATTTCTACTAGTGTAGATTAAAAAATCTCTTTGCTAATTAAACTTATTTTAAAAACGGAGGGATATATGATGAAATTTGTTGAATTATCGGAGCAAGAAAGAAAAGCAGTAAAAGAAGCATTGGAATATATGGGATACTTTGACGTAGCAGAAAGCCCGGAAATGCTTCAGGAGTGGCTTGATGACGGAACTATAAGCATTGGCGCTGGTAGAAGCGGACGCGATGCCGTGTGGATTATTACAGAGTCGCACGAGTCGGCAGTCTATATTGATACGCTGGAGCCTTTAAGCCAGGAAGAAATTACAAAAGAATTTCTTTAAAAAGGGGGAAAAATGCAAAAAGTTAAAAAAGCAGCCGCACAGCTAGACAGCCGGGCGGCTGTCTCTGTATTGAATAATTTAAAAAATAATCAAATTGTGATTGAAAACTACGATATTTTTTGCGAGCTTTATGAAAAGGCAATTGCATGCGAAGATTGCGGGCTTGCTCCGCTCTTTTCTGACGGCTCACTCATTGTGAAACAGAAAATTAATGATGATTGTATTGACCTTATAATTAATTTTTCCGAGAATTTCACCGAAAAAGGCTCTGTTTTGGCAGATTTAGAATGCTTAAGGCTAGATTTTTTTGCCCAAAATGGATTTAGTGAAGATAACACAGCGCCGACGATTAAAGCAATTGAAAATAGGCAACAGCAATTTAGATATATCGGTAAAATAAAAATTGAATATAGTTTGGAATTAGATAATATCATAGAATGGGAAAACTCTTTGACTAGTGTTTTAGTGCGTCGCGGATATGCGGATCCAATTGAATACCTAAATGCACAAAGCGACGTTGAAGAGATTCGCGCTAACCTAAAGGCTTGTATAGATCTATTTAAAGGGGTGTTGATTTGCGCGGATTATCTGCTTAAGCACCCGGAAGAGAAGCACAAAGAAAGACACACAAGAAGCCACAATGGGAACAATCCAAGCACCAAAAGTTTTCAAAAGCAGACTGATAGTGTTCAGGTTATTTCTTTGAATTCTTTACGATTTAAAACAGCTAATAAAAAAATAGCAAATGTGCTAAAAAGCAAAAAAATCCACCGAATAGCAGAAGGTTGGAGCGTCCGGGGACATTACAGGCATTATAAGAGCGGGAAAGTAATTTTTATTGAAAGCTTTGAAAAAGGTAAAAACCGCAGTCAAGCATCACAGAAAAAAACAAAATATCAGCTTTAGAGCAGTAAAGTGCCTGTCTTTTCACAAGCACTCTTCCGCTCTTTGAACTGCTTGAGCGTGAGCGCATTCCCTTGGTGGCCGCGCTCATTTTTATATCTCCGATAAAAAATAACGTTTCTTTGCTATGACATAGCTATAACATTTTGTGCCTTGTATGTCAATTGCTTTTTTGTGCCTTATTTTAATATTTTTTCTTCACGCTCTAATTTTTCGGCTACAGCTAATTTTATAAAATCGTTAGCGCTGTATTTTAGGGCTTTAATTCTGTCTTTTGTGCCTTTTGCAAAGCGACAGTTTACACGCTCAAATTTATCATCATATTTATAATTGGCTTTTCTGCGTGCTTCCGTGGTCTTATATTTCATATATTTTACACCTCTTTCACTTATATAGTTACATTCATTATATATTTTTGTGCCTTGCAAGTCAAGCAATAATTATTGCTTCTATATAATAGCGTTTTAAATAATTTTGTGCCTTGTATATATTGTATAATAGTTTTGCTTTTTTGTGCCTTACATTTTGTGTATTTTGTCTATTGTTTTGTGCCTTACATTTTGATATACTTTAGTCAAGTCGAAAGGCAAGGAACAAAATAAAAAAGCTCATCGCGCAGCCGTCCAAAGTTACACGATGAGCACCAAACAAAATAATACGAAAGGCGCGTATATTATAACATACGTGGGAAAAGGTGTAAACCATGAGCAAAGAAGTATTAGAGACATTAAAAGAGACAAGAAAAGACTACAGAGCGATGATTGATTTTTGTTGTGACGATTTAGTATTAAACAATGACATCATGCCAACTTTAATTTCAAACGGCTTTGAGTTCGATATCTATTGCGGTACCGACTACAACGAAGAGGACGATTGTTACCTGGATGTATTCCAGTATTTTATCATCAATTACAGCGATGCCGAGAGATTGAGTGAATATACTAACGAACTTGTTTATTATTGCGAGCCGTTAGACCTTTATATTTTAGGTGTAACGTATTTCGGCACAGCTTGGGATGGAGTTCCGGCAAGTTGGAAAGACGATGACAACGAGTAATTAGCATTTAAGCCGGTGCAAGTTCACCGGCTTTATATTAAAGAGGTGGACAAAATGAACAAATCAAGGATTGATTTTAAGAATTACGAAATTGTAAACAGTGGCGCAAAATTTTACAAGGGCAAGGACTGCGAGGAAGGTTTTTATCATGTTTGTGATGAATACGCGCCGGGCGGTACTCGCTTACTCGAATTTATGCCGGAGATATACAGGCACGATATAAGCGTTAGTTTTTGTCAAACCATAAACGGACATAGCGCAATGCATCCTATCAAATTTTGCCCAATTTGTGGCAAACAATTAGAATATTAGGGGGGCGCAACTATGAGAGATTTTATCGAACTTTTAAAGGCTTTCGGGCTTTTTATATCGTGCCTTGTTATTGGTTATGGCGGATTGTTTTTGTTTTTTTATTAAACAGCTAATATCAAGGGATTTTTAAGCCGGTGCAAGTCCGGCTATTAGCTTTATATATAAGGCTTTTCAGGTCTTATATTATCAATTTAATTATTTTATTTATAGGTGCTTTTATACGGCTTTACGGCTGTATATATTGCACTCCGTCCGCGCGTCCGGTAAATAATCGCGTCAAGAGGTCTTATAAATGCCTTTATATTTATATCAGGCTCAAGAGGTGCAACGCCTGAACAAATAATTGTGCGCCCTTGTAGGTGCTTTGCGTTATCACCTAATAAAAACAGATTAACGCACGTATGAGCCGCGAAAAGGTCAAAAAGTAGCCTATAAACCACGCACTAAAACAGAAAAGAGGGTTAATGAATGGACAACGAGCTAAACAGTCTTGACGCTGTAGAAATGGAAATAAAAGCGCGCTACAACGGCAAATATCAAAGCGCGCCGGAATATCAAGCAAGCGAGCGCGCCACACGTAAAGCAATAACAGATATTTTTAGAGCTGTCGCAGAGTCGGGCACATGTGACGATGTTTTGACGCTCATTAGTGGCAAGGAATACCGCCGGGCGGCTTTTATTAACTATTTAAACCACGAGAATTATATAAGCCCTATAATTAAGGCTTGCTATAGTTAGGGGGGCGCATTATGTCAAAATATGAATATCTGGGGAAAAAAGAAATATATAAGCGAGTCAAGGCGCTAGGCTATGAAATGCCAAAAATAAGTGATTTTAATTATATCAAGTATGACCGCATAGAATGGATGGAGTCACACGAACTAAAAATCACAGTTCAAAGGAGCGGTGAATGGTTGCGAGTCGTAGAAAAGCGCGCACACGTTCACCCGGTCACATTATTTTGCGACTATCAAGCCGGGAAATATATCACGCGTTACCACTAGGGATATTTTATATCCCTTTTTGTTGTGCCAAAAATCAAGTGCGCAGCCGGTGGAGCTGTCGCAAGTTGTCCGGCTATGCATCCGGGCATATGTACATTGACAAATAAACAAAAATATTCTATGATTTTATGATATACACCTATAAGCCGTGTATTTGACGTTTTAAGGGGTTTTAAGCGTGTTTACGTGGATTTTATCAAGTACGCTATAATAAGCCGTAAAACAAGCCGTTTACAATGCCTGAAAATATAATTATAGCATTGCAAGCCGTCAAGTTGCGCCGGGCGCAATATCTAACAAGTCAGGCGCACCAATTTATGGAAAGTGTTTGAATTTTCAGAAAACTTCACTCAATTAAAGTGTGGTGCGAGTTCTTTGCAAGTTCTCGACAAGTTTTCGTAAAATTTCGCGAACGGATTTTTGAAATCAAAAAAGTCAAATGTAGGGGGGTACTTCTCGAATCCTAAAATTTTTGGGGCTTTGAATTTTGAATCGCCAAAAAATAAATACTCTTAGCACTGTAATCACTTTCTCCTAGTTTCTCAATCAATTTCTGCCGTGTCATTTCCGGATTAGTCCGGTGTATGTATTCTAATAGTCTGTCTATTTTATCCATATTTTTGCTCCAATAAATTAAATATTTTGTCAGCCGTGTATACAATATTCCGTCCATACAAGCTCATAAAGTCTGCGATTATTTCCTCTGTTTCTATGTCAATGTCACAGCCGTATGAGAATGAGTACACATGCACTAGCTCGTGGCATAGTATCTTGTCAGCCATGTAATCAGACGCATTATCAGCTATCGTTACTGTCTTGGTTGTATTATCGGTAACTCCTAGGCTTATAGTGCCGTCAGACCGCCTTAATTCGCTTGATGTGGGCTTTTTAAATTGTATGTGCCACAATATATCATTAACTCTTATATCCATGCTTATACCCTCTAAAAATGGCTATGAGCATTACTACCCATAGCCTTAATAATTACAGTTTTGACGCAAGATTGCTCATTTTGGTGCGCAAAAGGTTGCGTTCATCGGGTGTCATGTCATTTAAAAGCTCCGATATGTCTCCGCTTAATTCACGGATATACATGTCAAGGGCTTTCATTTTATGCTCTTTATCCTCTGTAGAAGCTCCTTTGTGCATTTCCTTTGTCTCGGTATAATGTCTCTTTGCTCTGTCATAATTGCTTTCACTCACATGTGGTGCAATCGGTTCAGAGTAGTACATCTTACCTCGGCTTTTATCCATGTCGCGCATATACTCCATGTCGTTGTAGTTTACCGGCATGTGATACAGTGGCTCGGTATATCTCCTGTAATCGTCTTTTGAATTTTCCATAGCTTCAACAATCAGATACTCCTTGTCAAATTCTACGATATTCTTAACAATCTCGGTAAAATCTTTTAAATCATCAAGATTTTGTCCCTCAAAATTGTCAATTCCAATTCCGTCAACTTTAGCCTTGACGCATTCCATTATCTGTTTAGCCCATTTATGCATATCATCAAGCCTCCCTTACTGCGATTAAGTTACTGTTCTGTACTTCAATAGCCTGTGCCGATGTATTCTGCACCGCTACAGTACTGCAACAGTTACAAGGTACATCCACGTAGGCTTGTGCAGAGACGTTAAACATATTCAAAACTGCTGCTGGCGTGACTATCATTCGTGTTGACTGTAAAGGCTCTCCGTCTACTGCAATGGCAAGCGAGATAGCTTCAACTGTACCACCTGTAGGTATCTGAATGTTGCCGGAATACGATACTAAAAATCTAGCCTTGCACTGATTAGTAATACCTCTTAACTTAATAATTCCGCTTCCTTGTCTGTGGACTATACATTTAGTTCCACATACCGGCGTTTCTGTAAATGCCACATCTTCTCCGGCGGCAACTGTTTGTAACGCAATTCCTGTTATTTCCATTATCTTTACCTCTCTTTCACAAAATAAGGGCAAACATTATAGTCTGCCCTTGGGTTATAAGTAATACTGCTTAGCAGACATAATCGAGTTAAACTCAATTAAGATACTCAATTATTCATTTTGCGTAGCTGCTACTTTTAGCTGCTACTTTTAGCAGCCACATCCGGTATTACAACCACAGCCATATGCATAACCATAAAGGTTAGAAGCCGGGAAAGATGGAACCGGTGTAGGTCTTACTGCGTCAATAATCTGATTTGTCTGCGCTGCCATTGTAGTAGTCAGAAGCGCGTTCTGTCTATCCTGTGAAGCTGCTCTGCGTAAATCGTTGTTCTCTGCCTGTAAGGTTGCAATCTTGTCATTTGTCAGGAAGTCAAGAATAGCCCTCGTTCCCGCCTGTTGGCTGTCAATAATATCTCTTGTATTATTGTTCATTGTGTTCTGTAAAGCACAAGTGTTAGTAGCCATGTTGTAGTTTACACCTTGGATGGCTTCTCTTGTCTCGCAGCAGCAGTTAGCAAGCTGTGACTGTAAAGCGTTGGTATTCTGCATATTAGCAACTGTGTCAGCGTTTACTGCCTGTTGTATGCCATATCCAGTCTGCATGATATTTGTGTTAATACCATTAAAGCCGGTAAGCATACTATTATTCATGGCATAAAAGCCGTCACATAAGCCGTTTGATAATCCGTCAAGTTTTGAGATAACTGCCTGATTGTCAAATCCTCTCTGAATTTCGCTTCCGACACCACCATTAGTGCCACCACCGAAGCCACCGAAGCCATTGCCCCAGCCTCCGAATATCGCAAATACTACGATAAGGAACCAAAGCCAAGAGCCGTCATTCCAGTTATTTCCGTTGTTGTTTCCGTCCAAATTTGCCACAATAGGTACGCTTGGACAATTTCCTGTGTTGAACATCTGTTTTACCTCCAAAATTTATTTCATAAAGAGCCGTGCGCACGTTCTCTAATATGCTATATCCCAAAATTACCTCTAATCTGCTTCATTACATCATCAGGATTAATGCCTTTTTCTTTGCATAGGTTCCTTGCCATTTGCTCAATTCCCTTGCTGTTTCCGCTTTGAGCCATGCTCATTGCATTCTGAATCATTGGATTTCCCATTACGCGATTATTGCTCATTATCTGTTGCATTATTCCCATTACATTCATGCTTTTTCACCCTCCTTTTGTGTTCGTGGAGTTTTTCTTTGCGCCCCTAAAGATAATTGCTCAATTTTCTCAGATAGTTCGTTGAGCTTTGCCATAATACCCTCTGTGGCTTTCTCTGATAGGTCAAATTCAAGCTTTTCTGTGTCACCCGATAAAATGTCCGTCTTATCGTTTAAAACCGGCTTAAAAGTCAATGTGCGTATCGTTCCGTCAGCATTCCAGCTCTTGGCATATATCTCTGTTAAATCCTGTTTTGGAAAAAATGCTACACTGCCATCCATTGGCACCTCGTTGGGATTAATAGTCTCAACTGCCTGTACTACTCTGCCACTTATGCCTTGCGTTGGTTCGGGCTGTTGGTATCTCTGATAGCTCGCCATTGGGTTGTACTGATATGTTCCATAATTAGGTGTATAATTCATCATTGGTTGCTGATACGGCATGTTCATCTTTGTTTTCCTCCAAAACTTCCTCTATCGCTTTAATGACAAGGGATAATGTCATTAGGTCGATTTTTTGTAACTCACTTTTAGCAAATATTTTTTCTCTCACATCATCGTCAAACACAACATCATCTCCTTATGCCTAAATTGTGGCATAAAAAAAGAGAAGAGCATTTCCATGTTCTTCTCATATTTGTGTCATATAATGGCTTTTCTATATACAATTTTTACTACACACTTTTTGGGGTGGTTACTACACAGTTACTACACACTTTTCACATTAAAATATATTAAAATACATAGAATTTTATATTTTTTACGATTTTGCGAAAACTCCGCAGACCCTTTATTTTCCTAGGATCGCGCCATTATTTACGAAATCGTATGGCACTCCTTGATATACATAGTAGTT